GGGGAAAAAACCGCGCGGCGAGTTCAGAACCACTCGGATCATGAAAAGAAGCGCAGAGGTGGTCACGCCGACCGGAGTACGCTCCGATTGACCAATCGCTTTCGAAGGGATCCCTCATGCGCAAGATTGCTGCGCTCATCGCCGCCGTGGCAGCCTTCGGGCTCGTCGCCTTCGGCCTGAACACCGCGAGCGCTGCGCCGCCGAAGGCGACGCTCATCGCCGCGCCGGTGCACGCGCTGGCCGAGGTCGGCGCCGTCGCCTGCATCGCGGGCAACGACCCGCACCACAACGTGAAGGTCTTCTGGACGCCGGGCCGGGTCTGCCCCTCCGGTCACTACGGCATCGCCGACGCCTTCAGCGGCACGCCCGGCCCGAAGGGCGACAAGGGCGACAAGGGCGACGCCGGAGACAGCAACGTCGTCAGCCGGAAGGCCAGCGTCACGCTGACCAGCGCCAGCGTCGCGCAGACCGTCACGGTGAGCGGGCTGCCCGCCTTCAGCACCGGAATGCCCGAGATCGCCACGAACAACCTCGACGCGCGGCCGATCGGCTCCAGCGTCGTCGTCACCGCGCTGCCGGTGGCGGCAGGCGACGTGGTGCGGAAGTTCAGCGTCTCCGCACCGTCGGGACTGGGCACCAACTCGTTCAACCTGCAGATCCAGGTGGTCGACGTCCCGTAGTGCGGTAGCGCGATACTCTCCAGACGAGGCTCCGCGACCTGCCCGCGAAGCGCCTCCGCGAGACCCCTCGGCATCGGGCTGTCGGGGGGTCTCGCGCGTTCTGGCATGCTGGAACTGCCCGGATCAGGGGAGCCAACTCATGGCGTTCGAGGAACTCATCGTCCCGCTGGAGACGGCGACAACGCGGCAGATCCTGCTCGCGTTGCTTGTCGGCCAGCGAAACACAGAGATCACACTTTCGGAGGTAGTGACCCACATGACCGACGTCAACTCGTCCCTTCAGGGACTCACCGATGCTGTCACCGAGGTTGCGGGCGAGGTGGGCGGCCTGTCCACCAATCTGTCCGAGGCCATCGCTGCCGAGCGTGCGGCACAGGAGGCACGCGACGCCGCGCTGGCGAACGACGCAACCGACGCCGCGCGCATCGCCGAACTGGAGCAGGAACTCGCCGACGCGCACGCCAACGTGGACAGCGTCGTGAGCGCGGTGGACGCGCAGGCGCAGCGTCTGCGCGACATCGTGCCGACTCCGGCGCCGGAGCCCGAGCCGGAGGTCTGAGTCTCAACGAGAGCCCCTCGGCAGGCGCTGCCGGGGGGCTCTCGCACGTTCCGGCTACCATCCGAACAGAAGCACTGCGAGAGGAGCCCGAAATGCCGAAGGGTGGAGCGCGACCGCGAAGCGGCCCGACGCCGGATCCGAACGCGCTGCGGCGCGATCGGGACAAGGGTGAGTGGACGCGGCTGCCGAAGTCCGGCTGCCACCTCGACATCCCGGAATGGCCTGCCGAGTTCGACGAGCCGAGCATGAACGAGATGGCGATGTGGCAGCGTCTCTGGCGCGCGCCGCAGGCGCTGGTGTGGCACGCCAACAACATCCTGGACATCGTCGTGGTCTACGTGCGCGCCAGCCTCCAGGCGGCGCAGGCGCACGCCGGTCCGGGCATCCTGGCGTCGTATCGGCAGTACAGCGACGCGCTGCTGCTCACCCCGGCCGCGCTCGCGCGCGAGGGGTTCTACATCGAAGGCGACGAGTACGACAAGGCGATGAACCCCGATCTCGACGCGCCGGAGCAGAGCGAGGCCGAGCGACGGCTGCAGCGCACCGGAACTGACGGAGCCGACGTCGTACGCGGTCGCTTCACCGTCGTGAAGCCCGTGGATGACGATGACGACTCCGACCCTCGCGCCACGGACGAGTGATGACTATGTCGTCGACTTCCACACGATGTGGATTGTTCCCGCGTGGATTCGACGACACTGTGTCATCCCAGACGGTTTCGACGCCGGTAAGCAGTACATCCCTGCAGATTGGCAGGACTGGTACTACCTGAACTTCTACCGCGTGCGGAGCAACGCACCGTTGCCAACTCCGCAACGACCGGCCGTTGGCGCGCCAGCGTTCTTCTACCGACGCGCGCAGGTCGTCATGCCGCAGAAGGCGGGCAAGGGGCCGATGACGGCGGCGCACGTGTGCGTCGAAGCCGTCGGCCCCGCCCTGTTCGCTGGCTGGGCGACCGGCGGCGAGTTGTATATGTGCAGCGACCACGGTTGCTACTGCGGCTGGATCTACGAGTATTCTCCCGGCGAGCCAATGGGAACGCACTGGCCGACGCCACTCATCCAGATCACCGCGTACAGCGCTGAGCAGACAGCGAACGTCTACGATGCGCTTCGACCCATGATCGAACGCGGTCCGCTGTCTGAAATCATCCCGAAGACCGGCGAGGAGTTCATTCGACTCCCCGGCGGCGGGCGTATCGACACGGTGACGAGTTCGAACCAATCTCGACTCGGACAGCGCGTGACGTTCGTGCCGCAGGATGAAACCGGAATCTGGCTGGTCCAGAACAAGATGGACAAGGTCGCCACCACCCAGCGCCGTGGCGTCAGCGGCATGCAGGGTCGGAGCGCGGAGACCACTAACGCGTGGGATCCAAGCGAGAACTCCGTCGCGCAGAAGACCTACGAAGCGTCGCTGCGCGTCAAGGACATCTTCCGGTTGCACCGGCTCGCTCCGGTGAAGTGGTCGTTCAAGAACAAGGTTGAGCGTCGGAAAATCCTCAAATGGGTCTACGCAGGCTCGCACTGGGTCGATCTGGACTCGATCGACGCTGAAGCGCTCGAAATCATGCTCACCGACCCAGCGCAAGCGGAACGGTTCTACGGGAACCGCATCGTCGCGGGACTGGGCCAATGGATGGACGAGTCCATCTGGGAGGCATCGGAGCGTGACCAGTTCGTCATCGGCGGAACTCCGGTCGCTGTCGGCTTCGATGGCTCGGAGAGCGACGACTGGACGGCGATCCGCTGCGAAACGATGGACGGTTTCCGCTTCACGCCGACGTACGGCCCGAAGAACCTGCCGACCTACTGGAACCCGAAAGAGCACGGCGGCAGCATCCCGCGCGGAGAAGTGCACGCTGCCATCGACGCTATCGCGAAGAAGTACCGAATGCGGCGTCTGTACGCCGACCCTCGCGACTGGGAGAGCGAGATCGGGGACTGGTCGCTGAAGTACGGCGATGAGGTGGTCTTCGAGTGGCACACCTACCGCATCATGCAGATGCACCACGGACTCGTTTCCAGCATCAACGACTACAAGTCCGGCCGATCGACGCACGACAAGTGTGCTATGGCGCAGGAGCACGTCCTGAACGCTCGCATGGTCGCCAAGCCGTCTGATCGTTACATCCTTGGCAAGCCGAACATGCACCGCAAGATTGACCTCGCGATGGCCGATACCCTTGCTCACATCGCTGCTCAGGACTTGCACGTGGAACAGAAGTGGGGAAACCCGAGTCGACTGACGCGCGTGAAGGGCCATACACACGCTCGCTAGGAAGGACGCCCTCGTGGCCGAAGGTGAAGTGCTCACGCCGACCTGGTGGGTGCAGCGGCTGTACGCGCAGTTGACGACGCGCAATGCGCGAACGAAGCGTTACGCCCGCTACTACAAGGGCGAGTTCGACTTGCCGTGGCTTCCCAGCGAGGCCGAGGTGGAGTTCAAGCGCATCTTGCGCATGACGCGCTCGAACTACATGGGGCTCGTCATTGACGCGATGGTCGAGCGCATGAACCTCGTCGGCTTCCGCCTCGGCTCAACGACTGATGGCATGGCCGACAAGGACATGTGGCGGATCTGGACGTACAACAACCTCGACTCGTTCCACGACCAGGGGTTGCTCGAAGCGGCGATCCACAGTTGCTTCTACTACCTCGTCGCCCCGAACAAGAAAGACTCGAAGAACCCGCTCATCTTCATCGAGCACCCGTCGCAGGCGATCGTCGAGTTCGAGCCTGGCACCAACCGTCGCGAGCGCGCCGCTGGACTGAAGGCGTGGATCGACGACTGGACCGGCCGGGTCAACGCCACGCTCTACACGCCGGATTCCATCTACAAGTTCCAGGCGAAGGATCCGCAGACGGCGATGCAGTTGTTCGGCGTGGCGAACCCCTCCGAGCGCGAACTGCTCGCCCTGACGCAGCAGTGGCAGCGACGCATCGTCAAGAACGAAGACTGGCCCGCGCGCAACCCGTTCGGCGAGGTGCCGCTGATCGAATCGCCGAACAACCCGCGCCTGCTCGTCGGCGGCGTAAGCGAGATCGCCGACCTGGTCGACGTTCAGGACCGCATTTGCAAGACCATCGCCGACCGCCTGATGACTCAGGACTATGGTGCGTTCCCCTTGCGTTGGGTGAGCGGCTGGCCGAAGGAAGATGAGCAGGGCAACGAGAATCAGCCGGTCGACGTCGGGCGCACGCGGTTCCTCTCTACCGACGTCGCCGAGTCTCGGTTCGGCCAGTTCGACGCCGCTCCGCTCGATCCGTACAGCGCAGCGAAGCGCGAGGACGTCATCGACATCGCCAGCCGCAGCCGGACGCCTCCGCACTACCTCATCGCCGGTATGTCCAACGTAAACGGTGAGACGCTGAAGGCGTCCGAGTCCGGCCTGACAAGCAAGTGCAACCAGCGCATGAGCGGTCACAGCGACCCGGCGCAAGATGTTGCACGCCTGACGATGAAGGCTGCAGAGAAGCCGATTCCAGACGACGAGCGCATCGAAGTGATGTGGGCGAACCCAGAAGTTCGCACGCGTGGTGAAACGACGGACGCCGTCGTCAAGGAGCGTCAGGGGCTCGAACTTCCGCTCATTGCAGCGTGGGAGCGCGTCGGAGCGTCTCCGACGGAGATCGTTCGCTGGACGGAGATGCGCGACAAGGAACGCAAAGAGATGATGCAGAACGACCCCGCCATGCTGCTCGCGCAGCAGTACCGCGACCAGAACGGTGCCGCAGCCAACGGTGGCGCTCCAGCCGCTGCAGGTGGCGCACCGCGCTCCGGAACGCAGCAGAAGAACGGAGCGCCCGCACCGGGCGCTGGACGTCCCGCCAGTGACCCGCAGCGCGTAGCGAAGCCGAACGGCGTGACACGCTGACGACATGAGCGAACCGGCCACGGTTCCACCACAAGCGGGATCTCTTGTACCACAGGAGGCACCAACAGATGCACTCGGGAGAAGGGTCGCCGGGCCTGCGGCGGCCCTCCTCGCCGTGGCGGCAGCGCATCAGTTGGCGCAGAATGCGTTGATCTCCAACACGCTCAAGGCTGTGCTCTCTGTCTGGTATGGCGTGCCGTTCCGCAACCTTTCCGGCGGCTGGCGAACGGCTGGACCGCGCATCTACGGCTTCGTGAGCGTTGCGCAGGAGATCGCTGCTGCAGAGGCAGCGTCGTACGTGCAGCACGCGTTCGCAGTGCAGGGCGTCGAGATTGATCTACCGCCGATTAGTGCGCGCGCCTTCGCTGGCGCCACGGCGGACGGGCTCGACATGGAGCACGTGCTCGTCGGTGCCGTCGTCTCTGCGAAGCAGCGGATCCAGCGCGGCGGCGACATGGCTGAAGCGTATGCATCGGGCGCTGCGTACTTGACGACGGTGACGAAGACGGAAGTCACCGATGCTGGCACTTCGGCCGACCATGTTGCGCTCATCGCTGCGCAGCGCACCAACACAGCAACACCGCCAGCGTCGGGCTCCATCGTCACCGAAACAGGAACGAAGAAGCGCTACGGCTGGGTTCGCATGCTCAACCCGCCGTCGTGCGGTCGTTGCGCTGTCTTGGCTGGAAAGTTCTACAAGTGGAACGACGGCTTCGAGCGACACCCGAACTGCGACTGCCGACACATCCCAGTCGAAGAGAACCTCGCTGAAGACTTGACGACGGATCCTTCGCTTTACTTCAACTCACTCAGCATCGCTGACCAGGAGAAGTACTTCGGAGTGGCGAACGCTGCGGCGATTGCTGCTGGAGCCGACCCATCGCAGGTCATGAACGCAGCGATGCGCAAGGGTGGTGTCTACACGGTTGGCGGACGTCGCTACACGCGCGAGGGCACAACTCGACGCGGCTTCTACGGAACGACCGCTTCCGGACGTACTAAGCAACGACGACCGACTCCGTACCAAATTATGAAGGATGCGCGCGGCGATCAGGCTGCCGCAGTCCGGCTGCTGAAGCAGTTCGGATACATTCTCCAGTGAGGGATGCCGCAACGGCGCCCATCAACTACCCGAAACGGGGAGGCAGGAATGTCCGAAGGAGCACCCGAGGGTCAGACCGGCGGCGACGGCGGGGCTGGACCTGGTGGCACAGGAGAACCCGACTACAAGGCACGGTTCGAAGCACTCGGCGGTGAAGAGGCCGAGAAGTGGAAGACCCTGTCGCGCAAGAACGAAGAGGACTTCAAGAAGGCATCTCGTGAGGCACAGCGCAACGCTGCTGCTGCAGAGGAACTTCGCCGGTTGAAGGAGTCTGGTCAGTCCCACGAGGAGAAACTCACTTCGCTGGCAGCAGCGCACGAGAGTCTCACGAAGGAACACCAGACGATCGCTTCGGAGCGCGAATCTTTGAAGGTCGAGGTTTCTCGTCTTCGCGCAGGTCTCGCAGCGGGATTGACGCTCGATGACATGCAGTACATCCCCCTCGGCGACGAGGAGGGGATGGTGAAGGCCGCCAAGACGCTGGCACAGCGACTCGGAACTGCACGGACGCCTGACTTCGATGGTGGTGGGCGCGGGGGTTCCCCCGAGCCTCCGAAGACGTTCGGCGGCGTCATCCGCAATCTGCGAGATCAGCAGCGCGGAGGCCCCGCTTCGTAGCAGCAGGACGGCGGCATCGCTGGTCCTGCAGAGTCGAAAGGACCAGCGGTGCCTTACAACAACCTGACTTCGCGCAGCGACGTCGGCGCACTCATTCCCGAGGAAGTCAGCAACATCATGCTCGGGAAGGCGACCGAGCAGTCGGCCGTCCTCTCCATGTTCCGCCGGATCCCCGTCTCGGCCGTCCAGGTCCGATTCCCGATCCTGAGCGCGCTCCCGATGGCCTACTGGGTCACCGGTGACACCGGGCTCAAGCAGACCACGGAGATCGGCTGGACCAACAAGTACCTGAACGTCGAAGAGATCGCGACGATCCTTCCCGTTCCGGAGAACGTGGTCGACGACCTCGACCGCGACATCTGGGACGAGGCGATGCCTCTCCTGACCGAAGCGTTCGCGCGGACCTTCGACAGCGCCGTGTTCTTCGGCACGAACGCTCCGGCGTCGTTCCCGCAGAACGTCATCGCAGCGGCTGCCGCTGCGGGCAACGTGGCCGACGTCGGTTCGGCTGCGAACACCGGCGGCTTCATGAACGACATCGACAAGGTCTACGGCATGGTCGAGACCGACGGCTTCGAGGTCGACGGCTTCCTCGGTGCCATCGCCGCCCGGCCGCTGCTGCGGCAGGCGCGTGACAGCACCGGCCAGCGGCTGGACTCCGGCCGCGTGTCCGGCGACCTGCGCTCGATCGACGGCTACCCCGTGCAGTACCCGATGCGCGGCCTGTGGCCCGCTGCGGGTGGCGCGGGCGTGAACGGTGTCGCCCTGGTGGCCGGTGCGTGGCGCGAGAACTTCGTCGTCGGTATCCGGAAGGACATCACGGTGAAGGTGCTCGACCAGGCGGTCATCACCGACAACACCGGTGCCATCATCTTCAACCTGCCGCAGCAGGACATGGTGGCAATCCGTCTGACCTTCCGGGCCGGTTGGCAGGTCAAGAACACCATCAACAACGACAACCCGAACGCCAGCACCCGCTACCCGGTCGCGTACCTGCGCACGCTGGGCGCGTAGTTCGGACGGCCGGAGCGCACACGTTGCGCTCCGGCCGCTCGTGGTTGTCTTGAAAACGCTTCTCCCGGAAGGAAATCCAGTCATGAGTCCCGCAGGCGAGCAGGCACCAGTCCAGCAGAAGTTGGAGGTCGAACTCCCCGCGAGCGCGACCGCCGTCAACAACTCGGGCGCCGTGCGCGCCCCGTTCGACGGAACCATCACCGACGTCTCCTACGTGCCGGTTGCGACCATCACCGGCGCCAACACCAACACCCGCGCCGTTTCCCTGGTCAACCACGCCCAGGACGGCACCGGTACCGCGATTGCGGCCACGCTGCAGTTCAACAGCGGCGTGAACGCCACCGGCTTCGACGAGAAGGCGATCACGCTCTCCGGTACTCCCGCGAACCTCGCGGTCGTCGCCGGAGACGTCCTGGAGGCCAAGTCGACAGCCGTCGGCACCGGCCTGGCCGACCCGGGTGGCACGCTGTTCGTGACCATCGCGCGGGCCTGAGAGGAGAACCGAAATGGCCGAGAACGTCAGGGCTGCAGCCAAGCCCCGCACTCCGAACGAGGCTCCGTCCGATTCACCGGCGAACGAGCCCGGCGGCGACGCCGCGCAGGCTCACGCGCAGAAGGTGATGGACGAGGGCAACGCGAAGGGCTACCTGGGCGAGCAGCCCCACGAGCCGCACGCCCCGGAGGCGTACACCCTGGAGGGTGGCGCTCCCGAGGTCGACATCGTGAACCCGGTTCCCCGGCGCGAGCCGGTCGACCGGACCGCTGCCGAGCAGAACCGCGCCTGAGCGAGTAGGAGGACGCCACCGTGACCACGCAGTACTTCCATGTCGCAGTCAGCGACATCGAGACGCGGTGGCGTCCTCTTTCCGCCGAAGAGACTACTGTCGCAACGGTTTTGCTAGCCGACGCCGATCGCAACCTGTTCTTCGCCCGGCCGACGCTCGCGACGGCAATCGCGCTCGACACCGACGACCCGAAGTACATCGACCCGGAGACTGCGAAGGTTCCCGTCGTCGACCAGGTCTGGCGGGTCCTCATCAACCCGGACTCGTTTCGCACCACCAACGTCGGGGCCGACGGTTCGATCGGCGCGGGCTACTTCAGCACCGAAGTACTGCGCCCGCGCGTCGCGCTGGCACCCGGCGATCTCGACACCATCGACCGTGCGTTGCGAGTGACGAAGCAGGGCAACTCGCCCGTTGTGTCGCGCCGCATGCGCAACGTGGACTACGGCATTCCCTCTGTCGACATGAACGCGCTTCCCACCCCGTAGGAGCAGAAGTGACTTCCGAACTGACCCCCCGGGGCGCGCTGTCGCTGAACCGCGTTCCCCTGATCGAGCGCCCCGTCGTTTCGACGTTCGCCGAGGCCGTGCGGTACGGCACGCCGTTCGGCGAGGGACGCCCGCAGCGTCTCTTCGGTCGCCGGAAGGCGATGCAGAAGGCGCGCTGGCAGGCCGCGAACGCCGAGAACTTCAAGCGCTCGCTCATCGACCAGATCAAGTTCGAGGCCAACGCGCTGCCGAACCGACTCAACGCCATCGGCCACCTGTGGCTCGCGAAGTTGAACCTCGACGGTTCGCTCGACGACCTGGGCCTGGTGTCGTGCCGCGTCGTCACCGACACCGGCGTGGCGTTCATCGTGGATGCTTTCCAGAACCTGGTGGAACTGGAGACCATGAAGTTCCACGGTCTCGGCACCGGCACCACCGCCGAGTCGGCCGCGCAGACCGCGCTGGTCACCGAACTCACCACGCAGTACTCCACCGCGAGCACCCGGCCCACCGGAACGCTGGGCGAGAAGTCCGGCGATGCGAAGACGTACGAGACCACGGCGACCATCACCGTGAGCGCAACCGTCGCAGCGACCGAGCACGCCATCCTTTCGCAAGCAGCGACCGGCGGTGGCACGATGCTCGACCGTTCGGTGTTCGCCGCCGTCAACCTGGCCTCCGGCGAGTCACTGCAGGCGACGTACCAGTTGACATTTCCCTCAGGTGGTTAGTGGACGGGGAGGGATGGTACGCTTCCCTGCATGGGACTCAAGCCTCTCTCTCTCGTCTACGTCTGCGTGCGGCCGGAGTGCGGGAAGGAGTTCAATCCGTGGCACAAGAGCCAGCGGTATTGCTCCAACCAGTGCTCCGGTCTGCACGCGCGTGTCGCCAAGCGAACCGAACGTCAGTTGCCAGAGAGCCAGTGCGAGCGCGATGGATGCTTCAATTCGGTTGTCCAAGACCGCTCCGATCGAGTCAAGCGCTTCTGCTCACGCGAGTGCTACCGCTTGAACAAGGACGGTCGAACGCAGCACACGCCGGATGGGTACACGCTCGTCTATCGGCCCGACCATCCTGCCGCGTACACCAGTGGGCAGATTTTCGAGCACCGCGTCGTCATGGAAGAGACGCTCGGTCGCTACCTCGAACCTCACGAGACCGTTCATCACGTCAACGGCGTCAAGTCGGACAACCGGCCGGAGAACCTTCAGTTGCGGTCCGGCCGCCACGGGAAGGGCGTTGTGCACCAATGCCTCGACTGTGGCTCGCGGAACGTAGGAACGGTGCCGCTGGACGACTAACCTCCCTCGGGAGGCTTTAGTGGCGATTTCCAGGGTCTCAATCGGCGCCATCGTTGAATCAGCGTCGGCGACGTCTATTACGCCGTCGCTCCCCGCCAGCCTAGCAACCGATGACTATGTGGTGTTCTTCTGCACCGTTCCCGGTACGAACACGGCAAGCGAGGTCAGCGAGCACAGCGGAACGCCGTCGGGCTGGACGCAGATCCAGGCGCCGAAGTTCGTCAACGATACGAACATCATCTCGGCATACGGTCGATTCAAGGACGGCACCTGGTCGACGATGCCGACCATCAGCACGACGCATGCGGCGAGCCGAACTGCTGCTGCTTCGGTTGCTTATCGCGGTGTTGACAAGACAACGCCGATCGACGTTGCCGCAGTGTTCACCGGAACAACTACCGCAGGTAGCGGCGCTACCTCTGTGGCCTTGACCGGCGTGACCACAACGACCGCCGGAGCGATGCTTCTGTCGGGCTGCGTTGTCGACAGTTCGACGGACGTGTTCAGCCCAACCGCGCCCTCCGGCATGACGTTCCTCGTCACAAGCACGGGCACCGGCGATGGCGCGGCCGGGCGCGGCCTGAGTCTCGCCGAGGAGAGCCGAGCCTCCGCTGGCGCAACTGGCACGCGTACGTGGACGCACAGCGTCTCCGTTGGCAACGGCGGCTTCGTTGTTGCGCTCCGGCAGAGCCAGGCGGTAACGAAGACGCTGACTGGCAGTATCACTGCGACCGGCGCTCTCATCAAGATTCCGCTGAAGAGTCTGACCGGCAGCATCACCGCTGCTGGCGTCGCCATCAAGACGACGCTGAAGAGTGCGTTCACGGCCAGCATCACCGCCACTGGCGCTGCCATCAAGAAGACGTTGAAGAATGTCTTCACTGCCAGCGTTACTGCGACCGGAGTGCTGACCCAGACCAAGGTGGCGCCGAAGACCTTCACAGCGTCGATTACTCCTGCTGGCGTGTTCATCCGCACGAGCGTGACGAAATTGCTCTCTGGATCCATCACCAGCGCTGGTGTCGCTGTAAAGAGCGTAGTCAAGAACGCGTTCACCGGTTCGAGCACGGCCACCGGTGTAGCGATCAAAACCGCCCCGAAGACGTTCAGCGGCTCAGTGACCCCTGCTGGATTTCTCGGCAAGGCTCTCGCGCGAATCTTCACCGGATCGACGACGTCGACCGGTGTTGCCGTCAAGACCACGCTGAAGACGCCAACTGGTTCCGTCACGGCGACAGGCGCTTACATAAAGGTTCCAATCAAGCGATTGAGCGGATCCGTAACGCCGACCGGCTTCCTGAGCAAGTTCATGTCCAGGATCTTCACGGGAGCGATCGTTACGGCTGGTGTCGCCGTAAAGAAGACGATCAAGTTGCCGTTCACCGGATCGACGACAGCGACGGGTTTCTACCGCAAGTCGTTCATCCGCGTCTTCACCGGATCAGTTACTCCAGTCGGCGCCTCTGTTATCACATTCCTTGGTCGCCTCTTCGGCCGCCCCGGCGAGGCTGTCGTCACTATCGAGAAGTATGCGGAAGCCATCATTCGCATACAGAACAACTAAGGGGGAGGTGACATGGCAATCGTCTCGCGGACGGCGACGGTAGTTGAGAACTCGTCGGCATCGTCCATCACCGGCTCGCTTCCGTCCGACCGGGTGACAGGCGACCTCGCCATCGCCGTCTTCTCCTTCTCCGGCAGCGGCACCGTGACCGGCCCGGCGGGGTGGACGCAGTTCTTCGCCCCCGTCTCGCTCAGCGGAGTCACTCTTGCTGCGTACTACCGCATTAGCCCGCCCGCAGCGCCGACGGCCAGTACGAGCGCTTCTGCCGACCGATGCAGCGTCGTCTGCCAGTCCTACGGCAACGTGAATCAGGGCGCGCCTATCGACGTGGCTGCGGTCGTCACGCAGGGGCCAGCGACCAACACGACGCTCGTAACGACCGGCCTGACGGTTGCAACCGCTGGAGCGCGCTTGGTTGCGGCCCTGGCCGGAGATGCGTCCACGCGAACCATCACTATTCCCTCTGGCATGACGCTGGTGAAGTCGTACTCTGCTGCGCCGAACGGGCGTCTGCTGGGCGTCGCTGACGAAGTGCGCGCGGCCACCGGAGCAACTGGCACTCGCTCGTGGACTATCGCTCCGTCGGTCACCATCGACATGATCGGCTTCGTTGTCGCGATTGCGCCGCAGACCGGCCTGTCGCTCTCCGGAAGCATCTCTGCCAGCGGCACACTGCGCAAGGTCACCACGAAGAACTTCTTCACCGCTTCGATTACGGCCACTGGCGCGTTCTCGAAGTTGAAGGTCGTCTTCCGCATGTTCGACGGCAGTACGGCACCGACTGGAGTGCTCGTCAAGTTGTGGCACAAGAACTTCACTGGTGCCATCGCTTCGAATGGAATCGTCGGAAAACTGCTCAGTCGAACGTTCGTCTCTTCGATTACGGCAACCGGATTCTTCCGCAAGGCATTCGTGCGTCGCTTCACTGGCTCCATCGCGACGACCGGTAACGTGGTCATCACCTTCCTCGGTCGCGCATTCGGTCTTCCCGGTCGCGCAGCGGTGACCATCGAGAAGGCTGGCGATGCTCTCATTCGAGTAAGGAGGAAGTGATGCCGACCCGGGCAGTGCGCGAAATCTTCGAGGGTCAGCGCCTCATCATCGAATGTGAGTTCAGGAAGCGCGGCGTTCCCACCGATCCGATCGGTGTGCAGTGCATCGTACGCAAGCCGAGCGGATCGCAGGCGGCGCTCAACTACCCTGACATCAATCTCACTCGACGCGAACTTGGCATCTTCGAAGCCAACATCACAGTCGACGAGGGTGGAACGTGGTGGGTCCGCTTCGAGGGGTTCGGAACCGTCGATGCGGTGCAAGAATCGTCGTTCGAAGTCAGATCAACCGTGATGTCGTCGTAGAGGAGACAGAAGTGGCCGACGAGAAGAAGAACGAGCAGACCGAGCGCGAAGTGAAGAACGTCGTGGGTGACTACCCCGAGCGCCCATACGACCAGGCCATCTCCAAGGAGCACCGCGCTTTCCTGGAGGAGCAGGAGAAGAAGACCAAGTGAACGTCACCGCACTCATTAAGACAGGGCGTCGCATCGCTGGCGACGCCCTCCTCGACTCGGGCGTCATCTCCGACCCCGTGGACGTGTCTGATGGGCGCGGCGGCTGGACGCAGACGTTCGTAGCGCGAGCGGACCCAATCAAGTGCCGCGTCGTCGGAGTCAAGGATCAACTCGTCGAGAACATCAGCGACGTCCTCCAGGGGCCGAACACATCCATCATTCTGTGCGCGTGCGGCACGGTTATGGTTGAAGGCGCTCGGATTCACGTCAACAACACCACGTACCAGATCGGCGCGCGCTTGAGTGCCGATTCAGTGACGACCGTCAATGAGCGCTACGTCGGTCGGGAGGTGTAGCAATGGGTCGCGTCGTCGTGCGTTACAACAAGATTCCCAAGATCAAGGTTGCCATCAACCCGGCCCTCGGCGACGCGATGGACGAAAGCGTTGACACGCTCGACACGACGTTGAACGAAAGAGTGTGGCGCGACACGGGAATCCTTGCTGGCACGATCCAGGACCGCGACCCGTCTCGTCTGCACGCGCTCATCTCTGTCGGTCTGAACAAGGGCCGAGGCTTCTACTCGCGCTTCCTGGAATGGGGCACGAGCAAGTTGGCCGCCCGTCCTGTCGTCGGACCAACGGCGCACCAGTTCGAGCCGAAGATGGTCACCATTTTCACGAAGCACATCCGACGCGCTTGCAGTAAGGGGTGATGCATTGTGTCAGACATTCTTGAGTCGACGGACATCATCGACCCCTGGCTGTACTCGACTCTGCACGGCGACGGCGTTCTGAACACTGCCGTTGGCGGGCGCTTCGTGAACACACTGTCGTCAGGCAAGGTGGCGACTCCGTACGTCGTGTTCTCGGCAACGAGCACGCGAGCAGTTCGCGGCGTCGGTGGCGTGCTCCTCGATACCGACAGTCTCTACGAGATCAAGGCAGTGACGAACGAGCCGGGATTCACGCAGGCGAGCGCACTCGCCGCGCGAATCAAGGGACTCATCGAAACCATCAACAGGAGCATCACCATCTCGACGCCGTTCCCAGCGAGTGTGACGTGCTTCTGGGAGACCGAGATCCGCTACCCGGAAGTCACCGAAGGAGTTCAGTACCGCCACCTCGGCGGGCTCTACCGGATCCGGGCGTGCGCGTTGTGAAGGAGCAGAAGTGAAGGTCATTCCACGTCGGATTCTCGCCATCGGCGCTGCAACCGTCGTTCTCCTCAGCGGCGGCGCTGCCTACGCGTTGTCGAACAGCCCGAGTAACGATGACGCCAAGGCGGCGCTGAAGACGCTGAACGACTACGTTACGGCGCATTCCAGCGACAGCCCCAGACCGACGGTCACCGTGACGTCGAGCAGGACGCGCCCGCCCGTCACCAGGACGCACACCGTGACGGTGACGGCTCCGGCGACGTCGCCGATCGCTACCGTCACGCCGAGCGCTACCGTCACGCCGAGCGCTACCGCCCCCCCCGCCGGGGCGCAGTGGCTGTCCGGGGCATCGTCGGACTACGCGGGCAACGGAACCTACGGCACGTGGCGCGGCGAGCCGGTCAGCATCATCGGCACCTGGAGCGACACGAAAGGCTGCGCCGAGACCGCGTGCTCGCTCGACTTCCTAGGCAGCAAGAGCCTAGGCGCCAGCATGCGGCTGGACATCGCCGTCGCTGCCATCTGGAAGAGCGAGACGTGGCCGCAGGCTGCGGCTGGCGACTTCGACGCGCGCTGGCGTACGCAGTTGCAGAATCTGAAGACGAAGTCTGCAGCGCTCGGATTGAAGCCGCAGAACGTCTACATCCGCTTCGCACATGAGATGAACGGCGACTGGACCGACTGGCGCGTACCGAAGGGACAGGAAGCCAATTTCCGCGCAGCGTTCGTCCGCTACTCGAATCTGCGCTACGAGGTCTTCGGTACCTCGGTTCCGGCGAAGTTGACGTTCTCACCGAACGACGGAACATCGGGTGGATACGCCGAACCGAAGGATCTGTTCGTCGGGAAGGACGAGCAGGGTCGTCGTGTCGCTGACGTTTACTCGATCGACTCGTATAACTCCTGGCCGCATCGCACCGACGCTACGGCGATCTGGAATGCGCTGAACGATACGAACAACCCAGCATCGCACGAGTCGCACCGCTTGTTCGCCAAATCACAGGGAGTTCCGTTCGGAATTAGCGAATGGGGCAACTGTGGCGTTGCATCGCAGTGCGAAGGTGGCGGCGGTGAATCACCGGCCTACGTGCAGCAGTTGAACCGCTATCTGCGCACCCACGCCGGTGACATCGACAACCCCACGCCCGGACAGACGTTGTACGACATCCAGTTCAACCTGTGGTCGCAGTACGCGCTTTACGGGTCCGAAGCACACCAGCCCCAGACGGCGAGTGCTTATGTCGCACTCGTCTGGGGCAAGTAAGTCCACCGCCAGGGACAATGGCGTCTCTGGCACAGTAGTTCTCGAATAGTCCTCGCGGAAGGAGTCCGGCCGTGCCGGAGCGCGCAACAATCGCCCAGGGGGTGCAGATCGGCGTCGAATCGACGCCGGGCACGGCTGTTGCCGCCGCCAAGCGCCTGGGCTCCATCGGTTTCACCCTCGCCCCGCACATCGATACGAACGCGAATCGTCCGATGGGCCAGAAGTACGCCAGCCTCCAGATTCTCAATCAGGAGTGGTCGACTGCTTCGATCGACGGTTCGCCGTCCTACACCGAACTTCCGTTCGTCTTCGCGTCGCTGATCAACACGCCGACGATCACGGAGTTCATGGACTCGGCGATTCACACCGGCGCGTTCAAGTACGTCTTCGATAGCAACCCGTACGGCGACGACACCCCGAAGACGTTCACCATCGAACAGGGCTCGTCGGTTCGCGCCGCGCGCGCTGCGGGCTGCCTCATCACCGGCATCGAACTCGGTCTGTCGCGCTCGGAGGTTTCCATCTCCGGCGACGCGATCGGCGGCCTGTTCGAAGATGGCGTCACGCTGACGTCCACTCCGACGCAGTTGCCGCAGATCCCGGTGCGGCCGGGTGAACTCACGTTCTACATGGACGACACCTGGGCCGGGCTGGGTACCACGAAGTTGACCCGCGCGCTGTCCGGCTCGTTCAAGTTGGACTCGCGCTACGGTCCGCTGTGGGTCGTGGATGCGTCGAAGCCGTCGTACGTCGCAACGGTCGAGACCGAGCCGGGTCTGGAGGCTTCACTTCTCCAGGTGATGGACGGCCAGGGGATGTCGAACCTGACGCATCTGCGGCAGGGTGACGTCCGCTACTTCCGCATGGAGGCGGTCGGGCCGAAGATTTACGACGGCTCGGTCACCGACTACTACCACAAACTCACCATCGACCTTGCGGCGCAGGTGAGTGACGTTGCCGAGCCCAGCGACGAGGACGGCGTCTACGCGATCGAATGGACGCTCGGCGGCGTCGTCGACTCCACCAACGCGAAGGCGTTCCACATCGAGGTCGTCACCACCACGGCGACGCTCTGATCGCAGTTCTTCTCCGGATGAACGCTCCAGGTGCGGAAACGCTTCTCGCCTGGAGCGTTCGTCTGTTCGTCGCCTGCTACTTTCTGGTTATGCGCATTTCCGACGCCATCAGCCCGAGCACCCGGCTCGCGATTCCATTCGCGGGCGATGCGGTATTGAACATCGAGTACCGGAACTCCTCCGTCACTCTCGCCCAGATGGAGAAGATGCTGGCCGACGCCGAAGAGGCGATGGAGGCCACCAAGGAAGAGGAAGAGAGCAAGGACAGCGGCGACCGTGCCCAGATTGCCCGGATGAGGGAGCGCGTCGCCTCGGCGCGGAAGAACCTGATCGGGCAGATTGTCGGCACGGTTGTCTCGTGGGATCTGACTCAGGATGACAACGAGACGGTCATTCCGCTGACCGAAGAGGCTCTCGTCCACGTCCCGACGAACGTCTTCACCGCAATCATCAAGGCCGTGCGTCGCGACCAGCAGGCGGACGGAGAGGGAAAATAATTGCGAGGTACCTCAATACGGATGGCGTGGCAGGCGAACTTCCGGCGTGGTATCGAGTGATCAAGGCAGCGCAGTACTTGAGGGTAGATCCGTGGGAATTGGCCGACCGGCCAGCAATCTGGACCTCATGGGCTGAGCAGGGCATGATCGCCGAAGCAAGACACCGGAGAGAGCAGCAGTCGCGCAAGAAGTGAGAGGTGCCTCGTGCCTACCGTTGCCGAACTCGGCATCGAACTCGACGCCAAGGATAAGGGCGCCGAAGCGCTTCTTGACCGCATCGACGCGCGCATCACGGCGATCGACGGCAAGGACATCGACATTCCGGTTCGGGTCGACGAGGGCGATTCACAGCAGGAACTCGAAGCACTCCAGGCTGAACTCGACGCGATCAGTGGCGACGACGTCCTCATCCCGATTGAACTCTCGGGGATCGAGCAGGCCCTGTTCGACTTCGACGAACTCACCGGCGAGGTCACAGCCCTCGACGGTGAGAGCGTCAATATCCCGATCGACCTGAACGGGATCCAGGACGCGCTGACCGGCATCGACGAACTCATCGCCGAGGCACAGATCGCCGACGCAGAGAAAATCGTCATCGAGGCTGAGGCCAAGCGCGTTGCCGAAGTGACGGCAGAGTTCAGTGCGCTGACGGCGATTCTCGATTCGATCGACGGACGCGTCGCCAGTTCCGAAGTCGACGTCAACAACGTCGGCGAAGTCCTGGCCGAACTCGCAGCGGTCGAAGAGGCGCTCAACGCTATTGACGGCGACACTGCCAACGCTGATGTCGACATCGACACTGCCGGTGCACTAGCGAAGATCCTCGAACTCAAGGCTGCGCTGCACGGGCTCAAGGACGACATTGACGACGTCGACAAGAAGAGGTTCGGCAATCTAAGCAGCGAGTTCCAGCGACTCAGCACCATCTCGCAGCGAACATCGACGAACATCTCCGGCGTTATGACGGCAGTGCTCGCGCTCGGACCGGCGCTAGTTCCTGCGCTGGCCGTCGTCGGCACCGGCGTGATGGCTGTCGGCAACGCATTCATCGGCGCCGGTGTTGCGGGTGGCCTGTTCGGCTTCGCTGCCGTGTCTGCGCTGAGCCCGGTCGCTGACGCGTTGAAGAAGTTGAAGACCTACCAGGACCAGTACAACCTGGCCGTCACCGATAAGCAGAAGGAGACTGCACTCGCGCGCATCACCGCGCTGATGAATAGCCTCGACCCGGCGCAGCGCGCCGTGCTGACCAGCATTCAGCAGGTGCAGTCGGTGTGGGCCAAGATGGTCGACACGGTGCGCCCGGAAATCTTCCAGATGACGGCGACCGCTCTCGGTGCTGTCGCTGCCGCGCTGCCGCATCTCGCTCCGCTGCTGCAGTCGACGACGTCGATGCTGCACGAGGTGGAGAACGCGGCCATCACCGCGTTCGGTAGTCCGGTGTGGCAGACGTTCTTCAACAACATCATCAACGAAGGTGCTCCGGCGCTCGCCGAAATCCTCCAGATCGTCGGCAACCTCGCCACGGGCTTCGTGGGCATGTTCAACGCATTCGCGCCGATGGGGCTCCAATTCCTCGTGTGGCTGGAGCAGGCGACACAGAAGTTCGCCGAGTGGGGCGCCGGTCTCGCCGCCAGCCCCGGATTCCACGCGTTCATTGACTACGCAATGGCGAACATGCCGGTGCTCGGCGCTCTGATCGTTGCGCTCGCGAAGGCGTTCGTTGCGCTCATCGTCGAAGCGGCACCGCTCGGCACCACGATTGTTCAGCACCTGACGAGCATGCTCAACGCAATCACCGCGCTTCACGACAGCGCGCCCGGATTGCTCACCGTCGGTCTTGCGATCCTCGGTATCGGCGCCATTGCGCTGAACGTCATCGGACCGCTGGTCAACCTAGTCGGTCTGATCACTACGCTCGTCGAAGCGGGCAGCGTACTCGAAGGAATCTTCGGTGCCATCGGCGCCGCCGCCGCCGGAGTCCTCGGACCCTTCCTGCTCATCGCCGCCGCCGTGGCGGTAGTCGTCGCAGGAATCATCCTTGCCTACCAGCACTTCAACAACTTCCGCGACGCAGTCGACGGACTGGGCCAGAAGTTGGCCGACATCGGCCAGTCCATCCTCGGTGCGATCCAGCCTGCCATCGGCGCCATCGTCGGGTTCTTCAACCAGCAGGTAGCGAAGGTCCAGGAGTGGGTGAGCCAGAACCGCGAACTTCTCATCAATTCGTGGAATCAGATCCAGTCCATCGTCTCTTCAGTGCTGACAACGCTCGTCGGCGAAATTTCCGGTGCACTCGATCAGATCGTCGCAATCTGGGGTGCAATCTGGCCTGGACTGTCTACGGTTCTCTCCGGAGTGTGGACCGTCATCTCCGGCGTCCTTTCCGGAGCGCTCGACGTCATCTTGGGCATCATTCAGGTTTTCGCGGGGATTCTGACCGGAGACTGGTCGGCGGTGTGGTCCGGGCTCGGCGGCATCCTTTCCGGCGTCTGGAGTGCGCTGGGTGCGATCGTTTCCGGCGGATGGCAAATCATCGTCGGAATCTTCCAGATGATCGGTGGAGTGCTGCTTTCCATCTGGCAAGGAATCTGGGGAGCGCTGACCGCAGCCGCAAGCGCAGTGTGGGGCGTAATCACCGCAGCGGTATCCGCCGGTTGGAATGCCATCGTCGCAGTCTTTTCTGCCGTCGGTTCCGTGCTGCTGTCGGTGTGGAATGCAATTTGGGCCGCACTGACCGCAGCGGCTTCTGCAGTGTGGGCGTCAATCACTGCAGCCGTCTCTCTCGGGTTCGCAGTGATCGTCGGAATCTTCAGCGCCATCGGTGCGCAGTTGTCGACGATCTGGAGCGGTGTCTGGGCAATCCTCGGCCCGCCGGTCATGGCGTTCGTCCAGGTCGCTACGGCAATCGTTACCGGCCTACAGACGATCCTTACGACAATTTTCACCGCCATCGGTGCAGCCATCACGGCGATCTGGAATGTCTTCTGGACTGGACTGCAGGTCGTGGTTGGCGTCGTTCTCACTGCAATCGGCGTCGCCGTTCAAACTGGACTCATTGCCATGCAGACGATGTTTTCTGCGATCGGCGCAGCGATCATGGCAGTGTGGAATGCCTTGTGGGGTGCCATCGGTCCGCCGGTTACTGCAGCGCTCTCGGCCGTTAGTTCTGCCGTCAGCACCGCGCTTTCCGCCATCGCCGCCTTCTTCTCTGCGACGTGGGCGGCCATCAGTTCAGCAACGTCGGCCGCGTGGGCTGCTATCACTTCGGCGGTGTCTGCGGCGATAAGCGCCGTCGTCTCTGCAATCACGTCGGGCCTGTCTGCAGCGGTGTCGGCAGCATCGGCGGCGTGGTCGGCGATCCAGTCGGCTGCAGCCTCCGCGTGGGCGGCAATAACTTCAACGGTGTCCAGCGCCATCTCTACCGTCGTGAATGCCATTACGTCCGGTGTTGCGACGTTCCTGGCGCGCTGGCAGTCCGGATGGGCCAACATGGGTTCATCGGTGTCGAGTGCGGTCTCGACCATCATGGGCTACGTCAACGGGCTCGTCTCGCAGGTTCTCGGTGCGATTTCGGGCTTGGCGAGTCAAATGTTCAGCGCAGGCGCCAGAATCATGAGCAGCCTGGCCGACGGGATCAAGTCACAGGTCAGTGCCGCCGTCGGTGCAGTGCAGAGCGCCATCGGCGCGGTGACGAGCCTGCTGCCGGGATCTCCGGCCAAGACGGGTCCGCTGAGCGGCCAGGGCTACGTCCTGCTGCGCGGTCAGCGATTCATGGCCGATCTGGCGAAGGGGCTGTCGGATCAGGGCGAACTGCGTAAGCGGGCTGGTGAAGTCGCCGACCTGATGTCGCTCGACTTCGCAGGGGGCGGCGGGTTCGGTGCTCCGGCTGCTGCGCTCTCCGGCGCCTACTCCGGTAGCGCTATGGCTGGAGGTGGCGGTGATCTCTACATCACCGTCGAGGCGGGCGCGATTCCGATCGACGCACGCGGAGCGTCCAGCGCGGAGGACGTCAAGGCGGCCTTCGACGACGGCGCTGCAACACTGGTGGAGCAGATTCGGCTGGCCGTCGGGAAGAGGTAAGGCGTGGCAACGACGATTACCACAGCCGTCCACCAGGACTCGATTTCTGGCTCGCCAGAGAAGCGTCTCGATGTCTCCCCGGACGGAACGTTGTGGGTTGCCGTCATTGACGTCGGTAAGATTCGCTTCTTCTCCAGCCAGGACAACGGCGGAACGTACACCTACTCAGGTACCAGCGACCTGTCGCTCGGATCGAACGAAGACACGGCGGTGCCGTCGTTCCAGATCGACGCCGACGGCTTCGCGCACGTCTGCTTCGTGCGCTGGCAGGTGGACCCGCAGACCATCACCTACGCACGCGGCATCCCGCGAACCGGCGGCGGATGGTCCTGGACGACGAAGACTCTCGCCCCAGCGGCGGGGCGCGTCGGTGTCGACTCGGACATCGTCGCGTTCCGCAACGGGACCGGCTGGGTCGCTTTCATCGCCTACTCCTACGACGATGGTGCGTCGGCGGGGGCGAAGATGGCGCGCGTCGACATCGCGGCCAACGGAACCATCAGCATCAACTCGCTGAACGTCGGTCCGGCCACAAACATCCCGTGGCAGATCAAGACCATCACATTCGCGCACACCGGCGACGGAAAGACTCCGTCGGCAACGCCGCACGTCTTCCTGGCGACAGCGACGGGTGTTGGCTCAACGGACAGCGCGCGCTGGTACCGCTACAAGTACCAGAGCGGCAACTGGACCTTCGACTCGCCGGTCAACTTCGACACGGCGGTCATCATTCACGACACCGTGCTGTGCTCCGTCTACGACGGCACGCGCGCCTTCGTCGTGTGGTCGCCGACGAACACCACGCTCGAAGCGGCCGAGTGGGACGGCGCTGCTGGCAGCATCACGCAGCGGAATCCTCCGGCGATGCCGGGCGGTACCGGAACGCTGCAGGGAATCAGCCTGGCCGTCGACCCGAGCACGCAGGACATCTACCTCGTCGCCTACGGCGGAACGAACGTCGACATCATCTGGACGAAGTTCGTGCGCGCCACCACGACGTGGAGCGCATGGGCGACCGCTGTCGACCGTGGAACGGACAACAGCGACGGTCACGTGCAGTTGGTGCGCTACCCGCCGCGCGACAGCATCGACATGGTTTATACCGAAGGCACCGGCCCGTACACCATCAAGGGCCAGCAGTTGCTCGCGCTGACGCGCTCCCCGAGCGCTCCGGTGCTTCTCTCGCCAGCCAACGGGGCGCTCGCCGATCTGGCGAGCGGCGGAACGTTCGTCTGGGACTACCAGACCGTTTCTCCCGGAGATACGCAGCAGGGCTTCGTGTTCCGGCGCCAGTACGGCGGTGGACCGACGACCGAGTACTGGAACGTTTCGACGCAGGCATGGCAGAGCGGTCTGGTCGTCAACGCCACCGACCCGAATGCTCCGGAGCAGTTGTCGTTCCCGGCTGGGAAGTGGACGACCGGAACGACCTACAACTGGTCGGCTCGCACGCGTTCGTCGACCGGCGCCGACTCGACGTTCGCCGCGAACCGCACCGTCGTTGCTTCGGTCTCGCCGAAGGTCGTAGTGACCGCTCCGATTGGCATCTACTACGGCGAGAGCACTCCGCTGGTGCAGTGGACGTACACGAGCATCAACGCGCAGCGGGACTACCAGGTGCGCATCGTCGCACCGGGCGGGCTGACCATCGACCCGACCAATCCACTGCCTGCCGTGTTCGACTCCGGCGTCATCACGAACGCGAGCGCGCGCAACCTGCGTGTCACCACCAGCCTGAGCGATGGCACCGCGTACCGGGCTTACGTGCGCGCCACGGACATCAACGGCGTCCAGAGCCCCTGGGTGTACTCCGACTTCACGCTGAGCCTCCAGCCGCCCTCAGGGCCGCTCGTGGAGGCGCTCGACATCATCCAGTACGAGACCAGCGTCCCGCGCGTCCGGCTCGACCTGACGGCGCGCTCGAACTTCCTGTCCAGCCCCGGCGCGCTCGGCCAAGCGGACTGGGAGGTCAACAGCAACATCGTGCTGACGGCGCAGCAGAGCGACCCGGTGAACCTGCTCGTCGAGTCCCTGAAGTTCACCTCCGTCGCCGCCGGAGACATGAGCGCCCGAACGACGCCGGGTTCGCCTCCTACTGCGCCGCCGGGCCGCCCGCAGCCCACCGGGCCGCTCTCGTTCCCCGTCATCGGCGGCGGGTTCTACACCGGCATCGCTGCGTTCAAGACGCAGACGAACGTGCGCGCCGCGCGCGTAAAGATCCGTTGGTACGACGCAGACGACGGCACCGGCGCGTTCATCTCCGAGACGATCGGATCGCAGGTCAACACCGGAACCGTCGCTTACACACCAGGTTTCGTCACCGCGCAGGCTCCAGCGACGGCGAAACTGGCGCGCATGGTCGTAGAGATCCTCGGCGCCACGGCGGCAAGCGAGGTCTACTGGGTCGGCTACCTGTCGTTCCACCCCGGCACCGACACGGCATGGCAGAGCGGCGGCTATGCAACGACGGAAACCCTTGCGGTGGAACGGAGTCTGGACGGCGGAACGACGTGGGAGGTCGTCACTGACCGCATCAAGCCGGACCTCTACCAGCGCGCGCAGATGACCGACCGCGAGATGCCGTTCGGCACCGAGGTGAAGTACCGCGCCACGACGAACGTTGACGTCGGCGGGACTGCCGTACTGTCGAGCGCCTTCTCTCCGGTAGCGACCATCGCTGTCGACAACGACATCTGGGCGATCAGGGACACGCTGGTCGACCTGAGCGAGTTCAACGCTTACGTCATCGACTTCAAGGAGCGTGAAGATGACGGCTCAGAGGTCTTCTGGGTGTCCGGTCGCACTTCACCCTACGTCGACACCGAGGGATTGCGTTCGCCCTCAGGCTCGCTCCGGTTGTACGTCAAGCCGGACAGCATCGACAGCGTGGTTGCGATCCTCCGGACGACCAATCCGTTGGTGCTGCAGAGTCCGGTAGGACGCCTCTACCGCGTGCGAATCATCAAGCGCGAGTACACGCCGACCGAAGTGAGCACGTCGCGCTACATCGACGCTGACTTCTACGAGGTGGTCTGATGTGGCAGACCACCGACGCGTTCGCCACAGCACTGCAGCGAAGCGATCGGCGCTGGCGCAACAAGGTTGAGGTTCTCTACGGTGGCGACCTGGTCACCACTCTCAACGTTCTCGTCGATGGATACGTCAACATCGACGACGTCGCGGTCAGGCGCTCGTGCTACGTCACCCTCGTCGACACCGAAGGCAACCTGACGCCATCGAGCGCACGAGACCTGCTGGCGCCCAAGGGAACTGAGATTCGTCTCTACAAGGGACTCTGGACCGGCACCGCCTACGAAGACGTTCCGCTCGGCGTGTTCGGCATCGTCGAGCCGGAGGTGTCGGCCCACAGCAGCGGCACGACGCTGCGCATCAAGGGCTGGGACCGGGTCGACGCCATCCGCGTCCGGCAGTTCGAGAACCCCTACGCCGTGGCGTCAGGTACGGCGACGTGGTCTGCGATCTCCAGCATCATCACGTCGCGACTCACGGTGCCGGTGCGGGTGACGCAGACCGGAAACTCGGCGCCGGAGAGCACCTTCGACGCGTTGAGCGATCCGTGGGACGCGGTGCGTGCACTGTCCGACGCCGACAGCCTGCGCGCCTACTTCGACCCGCTGGGCACCGCCGTCATCGAGCCCGACGTCGAGGTCGTCACTGACATCACCTACTCCCCCAGTCAGAACGGCTTCCTCGTCTCGGTCCCGTCGCGCACTATCACTGCAGCCCGGACGTACAGCGGTGTCATCGTGCGCGGCGAGACTCCGGAGGCCGGAGCGATCCGCAGCGAACTTTGGGACACCGACGTCAACTCGCCGACGTACGCCAACGGTCCGTTCGGTCGTCGGCCGTACGGCTTCTACTCGAAACTCATTACGACACAAGGTATGGCGGACCAGGCTGCAGCGACCATCTTCGCGCGCGTGACGAAGATGCGGCAAGAAATCACCATCATGACTGCAGGCTCGCCAGGACATGACGTCGGAGACGTCGTGCGCGTCATCGACCCGAAGTCACGCACCAACGGGTACTTCAAGGTGACTGGAGGTCAGGTGCAGATCCGTCCGGGACTGAACCGCTGGAAGATGGAGGAGGCGCAGACTGTTGGCTGACTTCCTCCCCGTCGCGACTGAGAACGATCTGCCCGCGAACATTCCCGACGGCGGTGCGATCCCTGTCGACGCAGCAGTCTCTGCGCTCGCCGACACGCTGGCCGACCTCGCCGACACCGACCCGACGAACGTGCGCATCGGTGCAATCACGAGCATCTCGGATCCGTTGTCGCAGAACAGAGTCCAGACCAGCATCACCGGAACGTCCTGGGTCAGCCGGACGGCGGACGCATCGCTGCGCGTCGGCGATCGGGTGTGGCTGCTGCAGCAGGGGCCGCAGTTCATCGTCGGCGGTCGGCTGTCCGGCACGGACGCCTTCACGCCCATCGGCGCCTTGATGCCCTACGCAGGCTCCTCCAGTGTCGTTCCGACCGGATGGCTCGCCTGCGACGGAACGGCAGTCAACCGCACCACCTACGCCGCGCTGTTCGCCGTCATCGGCACCATCTACGGCGCGGGCAACGGCTCGACGACGTTCAACCTGCCGAACCTCGTCAACCGCATTCCGGTCGGATCCGGCTCGTCCTACACGCGCGGCCAGACCGGCGGCGCTGCAACGGTGACTCTGACCGAATCGCAGTTGGCGTCGCACAATCACAGCCTGTCCGGATCGGCAAGTTCTGCTGGCTCCCACAGCCACTCCGGCTCGGCCGATAGCAACGGCGACCACAGCCACTCCGGCGACGGCGCTGTCGGCAACCGTTCTGACCTGCTGGCTGGCGGTGGCACGAACGCAGCGACCAACAGCGGCACCGGCAGCACTGGTTCGGCTGGCGGTCACGGTCACAGCATTTCCATCGGGTCTGGTGGCGATCACTCGCACAGTCTCTCCGGTTCGGTCGGAGACGCCGGTTCCGACTCTTCGCACGAGAACATGCCGCCGTTCGTTGCAATGCCGTACATTATCCGAGCGCTATAGGGGGAGACCTCGCTGTGAGTGTTACACCATTTGGTCGTCAGTTCCGTGGTCCTTATGAGACCTGCATCATGGCTTTCCTCATGGCGGTGTCTCCGACGCTGCTTCTCCCGCACGGAGGCCCACCGAGGAGCCTTGAGAGACTGCTGAACGGACCGATGCTCGCGGTGTGGTCGACAATGCTGATTGTCGGGTCAGCGTTGACCCTGATCGGCATCGCATGGAGGGGGCGCTATACCACAGCGCTTGCGGTCGAGAAAATTGGCCTCATCTTCCATGCGGGAGCGTGCGTTGTCTACGCGATCGGCCTTCTGTCGAACTTCGACCAAGCGAACAACACGTTCATACCTGCTGGGTTCGTGTTCGCCATCGCCGTAGCACACGTCTGGCGCCTGATCCAGATACGAATCAGCGTCAAGCGAATCATGCTTCTGACAGAGGAGATAGAGAAAGTAGGCGAGCAGTGAATGTTGGTCCAGCGGCAGCAGCGATTGCAAACGTCGTCATGGCAATCTCTGGCGGCGGTGTTCTGGCGGCTGTCGTCGGACACTTCTTCCTGCGTCGCAGAACGAACGCCGAAGCAGAGTCCATCGAAGCAGAGACTGCGTCGAAACTCCTCAAGGGTGTTACCGGTGAACTTGAACGGATGCAAGCCAAGCAGATCGTCTTCGAGTCGCGCGTAGAGAAGTGCGAGAAGGCACGCGAAGAATCAGAGCGTAGAGCGCGTAGTGCAGAGCGTCTTGCACACGAATCCCTGCTGGCAGAGAAGGAGTTGAGAGCGAACCTCGCTACGCTTCAGAAGGCGTACATGATTACTCGACGTCGAGTCGAGTATCTGACTGAGGTGGTACAGCAGGCTGGCATCAAGGTATCGACCTGGTCGACGCCGCCCGCAGGTATAGAGAAGCAGGAGACGAAGTGACTACACAGCCCGATTGGAGCCTGATCGACAGTCAGGGTCCGCCCGACGACATTCCCACGCCGCAGACGCCGATCTTCGAGGAGAGCGAGTCACTCTTCCCGGATGCATCGCTTGAAGTCGATGGCATCCAGGAGGTGCGACCGTGAGTTCCACAGCGACCGCATTCCTCAACGGTGCCAAGACTGAGGTCAATTACCGCGAGGGCAGGAACAACGACAACAAGTATGGCCGGTGGTACACCACGGCCAAGCACGATGGCCTCGACTGGAACCACCAGGCGTACTGCGCCATCGGATTGTCTTGGGTGGCGAACAACGTCGGCGCGCTCGATATCCTCGGCGGGCTGTGGGCGTACTGCCCGTACTGGGCGGCGTGGTGGCGCAAGCGCGGCCAGTGGGGGAAGTCGACGCCCAATCGCGGCGACATCGCGTTCTTCGACTGGACCGGCAAGCAGCGCAACGGTTTCGAGATGCATGTCGCTCCGGTGCTGGAGCGGGTCGATGCAACGCACATCAGGACCATCGAGTTCAACACGGTGGCCGGGACTGGCAACCAGTCCGACGGTGGCGGCGTTTTCATCCGCACCCGGCACATCTCGACGGTCGTCGGCTACGGTAAGCCGTTGTGGACGCCAGAGACCAAGGTACAGCCGATTGGGCACGTCGCTCACGAGATTCTCGTCGTGGATGGCGTGTGGGGCGCTCGAACGACGAAGCGTCTGCAGGAACTGCTGCACGTGAACAAGACCGGCGTCCTCGACGCCGTGACGTTGAAGGCGCTGGCCGTCTGGCTTCACCAGAAGTCGACCGGCACGTTCACGCTGTTGATGAAGACAGCACTGCAGCACCGGGTCGGCGTGTCGGCCGACGGCGAGATCGGTCCGGTTACCGTTCGAGCACTGCAGCGTTACCTCAACCGGCTCTGAAGGGAGCACTCATGAACTACGCGGCGAAGTTCATCTTCTTCGTCCTCGCGGGTGTGGTCGGCTCGGTGGTCGCCATGTTCGCCGACGGCCACGTGACCTTCCACGAGGGCATCAACGTCGTCGTCCTGTGCGTCGGCGCCGCCCTGATCTTCTTCAAGGCGAACACTCCCGAGCAGCCGCTCGCCAAGGAAGTCATCGCCATCTTCTCGGCCGCCGGTGTGCTGCTGGTGTCGTCGTGGACCGACGGCCACATCACCAACGACGAGTGGGCGCAGATCGCGATGGCTGCGTTCGCCGTGCTGTCGTCGTTCGCCGGTAACAACGTCGGCGACGACGCGGACAAGGTGACGGCTCGCGTGTCCAGCCCACGCTACATCGGCGAGTAGAGCCGACCCACGAATGCCGCCGGGAGCCTCGCGCATAGGCTCCCGGCGGTGCCACAATGGAGTGAGACACTCCATCTCTTCGAGGCGGTAATCATGGCAGGAACAACCAGCGATCCAGCCGACCCGAGGCTGACGCGCGGCGCTGATGACGATCCCGTACCGCAGGCGCCGGTCTACCTCGTGCTGTCGGACGACGAGCGCGCCAAGGGGCTCGTCCGCCCGATGAGGACGTCGTACATCCACGAACCCTGCGGCACCGTCACAACGATGGGCCACAGGATCGCAGAGACGTACGCGCGCGACCCGAAGTTCTACGGCGCCACGTACTGCGTGGCCTGCCAGATGCACCGGCCCGTCGGCGCGGAAGGCGAGTTCATCTGGCAGGACGGCTCGAAGGTCGGCACGTGAGGGCCGCCTGGCTGGCCGGTCTCGCTGGGGCGGTAGCGCTCACCGGCTGCACGAGCGCTCCGGCCCCGATCGTCACCTCGACGCCGCACCCGGCGCACTCGCCGGTCACGCCCGAGGTGCTCAAGACCCGCATGCGGCCGACGACGGCGGCGCCGAGCGCCAGCCCGAAGCCTCGTCCGGTCACCCTGCACGGCACGTGCAGCAAGCCGGGGAAGACCGGACACGCGAAGAACGGCGAGTGGTACGTCTGCAGGGCGGGGCGCTGGGTCACCCCCTGAAGCAGAGAGGACCGGCACCACCCTGAGGGGTGCCGGTCCTCTCTGTCGCGACAGCCATCGCAGGCGCTTCCGGGGTCTACGGAGGAAGCGCAACCAGTATCGCAGGCCGTCGTCTCCCCGGCGAGGGGGCACGCCTCGCGGCTGGTGGCAGGGCGAGCGCCGACGGCTTCCAGATGGTCGTCGTGTGCTCCGTGGATGATTCGGACCGCTCGCGCTGCCGGAGCCAGCGTAGCGCGGAGGGGGCAGGGGGCGGACGGGGGCAGGCGTTTCCTCTTTACCCCTGTGTACGGATGCGTGGATTGGGGTTTGGACCTGCCCCCTGTGCCCCACTTCTGCCCCCAGGCTTGTTGATCTTCTTTAGGAGATCAACTCCGAAAAGGATCAGTCACAGGATCGCTGCTGAGGGCTTTTGATCACACCCCTGGGGTGAGCGGCTTCAGACGGGGGGTCAGGCTGGGAAATCGGCGCCTGCGCCCGTTCTGGGCTGCTGAGACTGAGACGCCCGAGCCCCCGGCCCATCGGCAGGGTGACTCGGGCGTCTTGGACGTCTTCAGGCGGCTGCGTACCGGCCACGACTGCGGGACCACGCGACGCGACCACTCTCCCGGCAGGGATCGCACCTGCAACCGAGATTCGTGTAGGCGTTGTCGGTTCCATGACGCGGATCGTCAGGCGCGAGCCCACGACGGCGTGCATTCTCGCGATGACGTCTGCGCTGTGCGTTGGCCGCCTCGCGGCAGCAGCGGTCGCGACAACCGGCGCTATAGCCGGTTGCGGAGCCGTGTCGCTCGTCGGTGGGCGTCATCGGCGGCTTCGAACGACGAACTGTCATCGCAACCCCTCTCCTGCGCGCATCGCCTCCAGGTGCCGGATGAAGTCCGGGTCGTGAACGTGGTCGAGGTAGCGCGGGTCCTTCCGCCCCGGGTGGTGCAGCAGCGCGTGCTCCTGAACCAGACCGGGCCAGTCTTCGTCGCCAGTGTCCAGCGCCTTGCCGTGCAGCAGCCAAGCGTGCGAGCGGAGTTCTCCGGGGTGGACGAAGTCGACCGGCACCCGGTAGGGCTCGTCGGGCGCTCGCTGGATGGCCTGCACCTTGCCGCCGAGCGACACTTGCGCCAGAGCGATGGCCTGGTCCATCGCTGCGCTCATCGAGAGCAGGACGTTCACGTCTCCGTCCGGCGGGCACTTCGCCGCCGGAATGACCTTGTGCTTGCCTTCGCGCTCGACCACGACCGCTCCGGCGTTCGGTCCGGTTTTCGGTCGCCCAGTGACCTTCCACGCAACGGGATCGACGCCTTTCGACTGGATGATGTCGCCGACGCCGACGTGGCGCCACTTGCCCATCGCCACTACTCGTCCTCCTCTTCCGACTTCTTGCGCCAGTCGCTCAACTTCGTGGCGATCGACGGCGATGTCTGGCCCTTGCCTACCCTGCCCATCACGAGCCGCACCACCTGCACGACGAAGACGATGACGAGCAGCAGCATCACCATCAGCAGCATCCGGTTCGTCGGATCGCCTGCGGTGCACCATAGGCCGCCGTTCGCGATGCACTGGTCGTCTAGCATCAGATGCTCCTCGGCTGCGGTCCGTGCAGCGCGTTCAGGATGCGGATGAAGTGTCGCGAACGGTTCATGGCCGATGCGATGTTCGCGGGGAGGTCTTGCATCGCGTAGCCCTTGTTGCTGGTTGAAATGGCCTGCGCGTAGTCCAACCACACGTCGAACATGGTCTGGATCTGGTCGATGACTTCAGTGCTGACGGTGATGCTCGGCTCCGTCGCCAGCACCGCGAGTGCACTCTCGATGCTGAAAATCGTCTCGTCGCGCAACTTCTCGGCAACCTTGAGGGCGGCCCCGCCTGCGGTGCCACCGATCGGTGTGGGCATGGGGTTGACTCCTGTCTGACTCGCGGGTGAGAGTCTCAGTCTCAGAGACTAGATGGGATCCCATCTGGCGTCAACCGACGGAGGGAGCGCTCGTGGCGCGCAGGGCAAGGATCGTGCGGCAGTTGCCGGTGGGACTGTGGGCGCATCATGACCGGTATCTGCGCACGTGGGCGGTCGACGGCGGCACCTCGGAGGCGGACCTCGTGCGCACGGCGCTGGACTTCGCGATGGATGCTCAGGGGCACACCTGCGTGCGTGGCGCCAATGAGACTGAGTGTCCCGCTTGCGGGGGCGCCCGGGGGCAGGTGTAGGGTGAAACCCTGTGTCTCAGTGATCCGGGCCAACCTCGGCCCGAACGCACATCACCCCTGGTCAGCGTGTCCGCGCTGCCAGGGGATCAGTGGGAGGTTCACTCGCGCATGCAGTCTACCGTCGAAACACTGACGATCCCAGAGATCGCCGACGACGCCGACCTGATCTCCGCAGCCATCGCCTACGCGAACGCGGGCTTCTACATCGTGGCCGTCGAGCCGGACACGAAGAGGCCCGCCGCGTTCTACGGCAAGGGCTGGCCGCACATGTCCAGCCGCGATCCGCAGGAGATCGCATACTGGTTCGCCGGATCCCCTTACCAACTCGCACTGCACATCGGCCGGTCGGGCGCCGTCGCGTTCGACGTGGACGAGCCCGACAAGATTCCGGCCATCCTCCAGCGGGCCTTCGACGAGTGCCGCCCGCCGTTTCAGAGCACACGCGAGACCGGCGGTCGAGGTCACCGCATCTTCGCCGTACCGGAGGGTCGGCGACTCGGCAACTCGGTTGGCGGGCTCGGGCGCGGCTGGGGTGACGTCCGAGGCCGCAACGGCATCATCGTGGTCGAGCCGTCGTTCCACACGAAGCACAGCGACGGCGGACGCTACAAATGGCTGACGACCGGCGCGGTGCCGATGCTGCCCGACTACGTTGCCGAACTGCTGCCCGAGGCGGGCGTCGACACCGAAGCGGCCACCGACGCCGTCGTCCGGAAGTTCATGGACGAATACACCGACGAGCGGCGCGGTGCACTGCTGACGGCGGTGCTGAACAAGTTCTCCTCCGAACTGAAGGAGGGGTCGCGGCACGAAGCGCTGGTGCGTAATCTCGTGTGGGCGATGCGCGAATCACGGCTCGGCTGGTATCCGGCGCAGATGGCAGCGGACACCATGCAGTCGATGTTCTCGAATGCGATGGCGGGCGAGCGCCACCCGGTCCCAGAGTTCCAGGGCGCCCTCGCCTTCGCCGTGGCGCAGGCTCTGCTCATCGACCCTGACGAGCGCAGGGACGAAGCCTCGGCGCGCCTGAAGGCTCGGGACGCAGCGAAGAAGGCTGCGATCGGTGTGACGTCGCAGGATGGCAGGGCTCGACCGAAGCAGCGACCCCGCGATCCGGGTGACTACTTCTACGACAAGAGCGCTGGCATTGACATGGAGATGCTTGTGCAGGACGTCTTCTCGGTCGGACCCATCGCGGTAGGTCCGAACCACGACTTCTGGACGTACGATGCCGGAGTGTGGCGTTCGAATCCGAAAGAGGTCGGCAAGCGGGTATGGAATCTCCTCGGTCCACGCTACCGGGGATCGCACGCCACCAACGCAGAACACGGCGTTCTTGCCGAAGCAATGGAGATTGCGGTCAATCCCGTTTCCGATTACATGAATTTCGCGAATGGCATGCTGGAGTGGCGTACCGGAGAGTTGCACGAACACAGCCCGCACTACGGCAGCACTGTGCAATTCCCGCTGGAGTGGAAGCCTGACGCACTCTGCCCGCAGTTCGATGACTTCCTTGCCACCATCTTCAGCGAAGACTACGTCGAACTGGCCTGGCAGATGCTCGGCTACCTCATGTTCAGTGGCAATCCGCACCAGAAGGCATTCTTGTTCCTCGGCTCCGGTGCTAACGGCAAGGGCACGCTGATGCGCGTCATCGACGCCATGCTCGGCACCGAGAACTGTTCGAGCGAGTCCCTCGACGATCTGAACCAGAACAGGTTCGCCGCGTACAGTCTGTTCGGCAAGATTGCTAACCTGGCCGGTGACATCGACGCGACGTACCAGACCAGCACCGCAGCGTTCAAGAAGTTGACCGGCGAAGACATGTACGCCGGTGAGCGCAAGTACGGCGACCGGTTTCTCTTCAAGGCATGGGCCGTCCCAGTCTTCTCCGCGAATAAGATTCCGGGCTCAGCCGACGCTTCCGAAGGCTACCTGCGGCGCTGGATCATCCTGAAGTTCGATCGCACGTTTTCCGAGAAGGAGCGCATCCAGGGGCTGTCCGATCGACTCATCACTGAACTGCCCGGTATCGCCGTCAAGGCGATCCAGGCGCTCGCCGGAGTCATCGACGGCCCCGGGTTCAAGTTGGACGGCGAGGTGGCGCAGGCGAAGGAGGAGTTCGCCGAAGCAATCGACCAGGTGCGCCAGTGGATGGGCGAATGCACCATCACGGCACCGGGCTCGCAGGTTCCGCGTGCGAAAGCGTACGCGTCGTATAAGTTCTGGGCCGGAAGCAATGGGCATCGCGTGCTGTCGGCCAGCGAGTTGTACCAGCGCATGAACAGCGCATCGAAGAGTGGCAAGAAGATCGAGAAGAAGATTCGCGGCAACCGCGTGTTCGTCGACTTCGAAATCGTCGAGTTCAGCGTCAACACGTTCGCGCCGTCCAGCGACGTCCTGCCCGACGCCTTCGGAGATGAGTAATGACCGAAAACAAGAAATTGAAGCAGGCCGTCCGCGCGCGCATGGAGGCGACGGGTGAGAAGTACACGGTCGCGCTGCGAGAGGTCCAGCGTCAGCAACTGGAGCAGCAGGCCGATGAAGACGCCAGTGAGTGAGTGGAGGCACAAGACGTTCGTCCCCGCCGTCATCGTGAAGCGATACGGCTGGGATCGCGTCCTGCGCGAGCGCTGCGCCGATGCTCTGTTCATGGCAGGCAAGGCGGGCATATTGACGCTCGACGAGCCGAAGAACACCACGGTGACATCATGGGTCATTGGTTCTGACGGTTCATACATCCCGCAGCCAGCGGACGGCACGGAGACGTTCTTCGGCATCGAGTTTACCTTCGATGTTGACATCCAGGCGGCGTCGTGAGACAGTAGGTCTCATGACGCAGACAGACAAGATCCTCGAAAAGATCGCCCTCCTGCTTCGCAAGGCCGAGTCAACGACGCCGCAAGAGGCCGAGGCGCTCACGGAGCACGCCGAGCGCCTGATGGTTCGTCACGGCATCGAGCGCGCTCGTGCGGAGGCTGCAGCGCTTGGTCGCGACCGCAAGGCCGAAGAGATCGTCACCATCGAGATGGACGTGCCCAGCGGGGCATATGGCGATGCTTACGCGTCGGTCACACTCGCCATCGCCAATGCGTACGGTGCCGTTCGGGTCTACATCTTCACCAGGCGCACCGACGAAGCGAAGTCGAAGACGGTGAGGATCGTCGGTTACCAGAGCGATGCTGAATCGGTGCGCACGTTGGCGACGTCACTTCTGCTGCAGGGCCGCGTAGCGCTGGACGCGTGGTGGAGGTTCGAGCGCGAGAACTACGGTCGGATCGCGCCTGCGACGGCTGGTTCATGGCGGCGCGCGTACCTGCGTGGCTTCGGTTCAGGTGCTGCGGAGAAACTGAAGAACATGCGACTGAAGGTCGTAGCCGAAGAGGAGACGAGCACTCCAGGCACCGAGTTGATGCTGGTTGACCGCAAGGCTGCTGTCGACATCGCTTACGACGACATTGCCGCAAGTCTCGGTCTGCGCATGGGCCGAAGCGTCCGCGTCAGCCCGCGAGCGATGAATGCAGGTCGGCGCGACGGGAGCAACGCTAACGTCGGAGGTGGCACGCTGGCCGGATCTCGGCGCGCGCTTGGTAGGTGAGTCGAAGGAGAGCCCGAATTGACCGTCAACTGGTTGTTGCTCGGATTGCTCGGAATCACCGCGCTGGGCGGCGTCCTCATCGGACTGGTCGTCGCCCCGCGCGGGCCGCGCCCCGAGCGCAAGACCTTCTTCGTCGTCCGATCGTGGTTCGAGCCGCAGGGATTGGAGCCGTTGTTCGAAGCGCGCTCAATCAAGTCCGCGCAGCAGTGGAAGGTCGAGCACCGTGAAGATTTCGGTGCGGAGAATAACACGCTCTACGTCTACGACAGTTCGTACGTCCGTGACTACAACGCCCGCGCGATGACGACCACGAAGTTCTGGGACACCATCGAAGCACTCGGGCGGGCCTGGGAGCAGTTGCAGGAAGCGAACGGCATCATCGAAGCGCTGCGCGGTGAACTGCAGAAGAGGCCGCCGGTGCTGGACATGGGCAGGGATCCCGCACTCACGGTCGACGCACAGACGCAGGTCATCCACGACACGGCTGAGTTGATCCTGGACGAGATCCGTCGGCTCGCCGCGAGCCCGCCGGAGGGTATCCCGCACCTGGTTCGGGCTGCGACGTGGCCGGAGCCGGGCAGCGTGATGGCCCAGTTCACCCCGACGGAGGAGATGGCTCTCGACGCTGCCGCCTCGGCGAGTCAGGCGCTCCCGAAGCCACCAGCGGGTGCACCGTCCGTGACGCTGATGAAGCCGACCTCGAAGCCGAACACCCAGACCGTCGTCATCGACATGGGGACCGGCCAGCGCAAGCCGTAGTAGCGATCCTGTCGGTGGTGGGCGCTAGAGTCTCAGGTGAGCACTGCGGCGACACGACCAGGGGAGAAGTATGCGACCGATCGTTCTCGATGACGACGCCTTCGAGGGGCGCGAGCGCATCATCGAACACCTCGATGCCGACGAGTTCAGTCTCGACGACTTGCCCGATGCGTTCGCTACGAACGTGGACGGCATCGAACGCCCGCCGGGCGGTGAAACGCTGATCCGGCGAGCGACCAACGGTCGCCCGTACATCTTTCCGCTCGGTCCCGACGGCCTGCCTGTGCTGACGCAGAAGACGTACACCTACACGCGCGTCACGACGTTCATCGACAAGATCGACGACAACACGAATATTCACAAGTGGGAGATGCGACACCTGCTCGCCATTCTCTCCACGCCGGAAGGCGAGGGATTCCTACTCGAAGCGGCGTCGTACGACCCGGAGTCGATGACGTACCGCGAGAAGATGAACGAACTCGTCATACGCGTCCTCGAACGCGCCGGAACGAAGGACCGCGCGGCCAAGGGGACGGCGGTGCATGCCATCACCGAGCGCAGCGATATGGGCATGAACGTGTCGCGCATTCCGACGAAGTACCACCCTCATCTCGCCGCGTACCGTGAGTTCACGCAGCACTTCGAAATGGTGGAGATCGAGAAGTTCGTCGTCAACGACGACTACGAGACCGGCGGAACACCAGACCGCGTCGTGCAGTACAAGCCATGCAAGCACTGCGGCTGCGAGTACTACATCGAAGACCTCAAGACCGGCCGCGTGGACAACTACACGGAACTCGCCATCGCGATGCAGTTGGCGCTGTACGCGCACTCGAAGAAGTACAACATCGAGACCGGCGAGCGCATCGACCTGCCCCCGCTCTGCCCCCACAAGGGCATCGTCGTGCACCTGCCAGCGCACTCCAGCGATCCGTTCACGGATGGCGGCGTGAAATGGGTCAACATCGCACGCGGCTGGAAGTACGTTGATCTGTGCGCACGCATCGCGAAGGCGCGCGCAGAGAAGAACATGGTGGTGCCGTTCGAGCCGACGACGAACGTGTGGTCAATCCTGCGCTTGTGCAACACCCAGTTCGAGGTGCGACGCGTGTTCGAGGTGCACCGTGAAGAGTTCGATTTGGATGAGCGCCTGCACGAACTCATGGCGCTCCGGATGGAGGATCTGTCGTGATCACATATGAGTGGACTCCGGCAATGCTGTCGAAGGCCAAGTGTCCGTACTGCGGCGTCAGTCTCGTCGTGCACGTCCAGGAGGACTGCGACAAGGTGCAGGTGCAACTGCGCGAGGCAGTGCGCGTCCGGCTGCGGGTGCGCACCAGCAAGCCGCGACCATCGGTCCGGTTGACAGGTATGTCATCCGCATGAGACTATAAGTCTCGATGTAACGGAAGTCTACGAAGCGAGGGAAGCAATGGGATACCTGAACAACCACGGCATCACGTCGGTCAACCGGAAGTGGAGCCCTAAGTACCTCGGTCTCATCAACCACGTCGTCTTCGTGGTCGATGCGTCCGCGTCCATGCGACCGCTCCGGGCCGCCGTTCTCAACCTGCTGCGCGAGCAGATCAAGTTGCTGGCGAAGCGCAGCGAGGAGACCGGCCAGGAGACGCGGGTCAGCGTCTACCTCTTCGATCAGGACGTCGAGTGCGTGGTCTACGACCGCGACGTCCTGCGCTCCATGAGCCTCGACGACGTCTACGAGGCGCACGGAATGACGGCGCTGATGGACGCGACGTCAATGGGCATCACCGAACTGCAGAAGACGGCGACGCTGCACGGCGACCACTCGTTCCTCTTCTTCGTCATCACCGACGGCGACGAGAACCAGTCGCGCTTCACCAACTCGTCCTTCCTGAACCGGCAGATCACATCGCTGCCGGAGAACTGGACGATGACCTGCTTCGTCCCCGACTTGAGCGGCACCGTGCAGGCCAACCGGTACGGATTCCCGCAGTCGAACATCGTGCGGTGGGACACCACGGTCGAGGGCATGGAGCGGCTCAGCGCCACGCTGACCCAAGCGACCGACACCTACTTCACCGGCCGCACCAGCGGCGTGCGCGGCTACAAGAGGGGTGGCCTGTTCGGCGGCGGCGAGGACATGCTGAACGACCAGACGGTGCAGGACGCCGGACTCGTCGAGATCGACCCGTCGCGCTACTCCGTCTTCACGCTGTCCGAGCGGATCGAAGCGAAGCCGTTCTGCGAGCAGAAGGGGTTCGACTACAAGAACGGCGTCGTCTACTACGAGTGGTTCAACACGCAGGACATCCAGCCGCAGAAGACCGTGCTGTTCCAGCGCATCCGTGACGGCAAGGTGTTCACCGCCACGATGGGCTCGCAGGCGGCGCGTGACCTGCTCGGTCTCGACGCCCGTAACGTCTCGCGCGGCAAGCCTGCGCCGAACAAGGAGTACCGGCGCTTCATCCAGTCCACCGCGCCGAACCGGAAGTTGATCCCCGGCAAGCACGCGCTGGTGCTCGACGCGCTGCGGTCCGTCGTGAGCGTGTGATGGCTGACGTGCCCCGACTGGAGTTCGCCGAGTTCGACGAATCGCCCGACGACGAGCAGCCCTCAGACATCGCCCAGTGCGATGACTGCAAGAACCACATCATCTCGGGGCGAACGTTCCTCCTCGGAATCGACGGTGGCCTTGCTGCCATTGCCTGTCCGAACGACGGCTGTGATGCCGGTCCGGATATCGACCCGGACATGCTGCAGATGCCGGACATCAAGGTGACGCTCGCACTGCGCTTCGAGGGCGGGACGTTCGAGCACCCGCAGGACGGCGACTACTACTTCGACATCACGGCGGTGCAGTAGTGGCGAAGATGAAGGCGACCGTCATCATCGAGATCGAGGCGTCGAACGGATCAACGTTCAAACTCCAGTTCGAGGAGGTCTATTCGCTCGCTCAGGACAATCCGCGCCGGTGGGCCTTCGATTCCGACAGCGTCGTCGCCAAGGCAGCCACCAAGGTGCATGACGGTATCGTCGGAACCTTCGGAAGTGTGACGAAGGAGCAGTACGGCAGATGAAGCGAGCGCTGATTGACACGGTGATCGAGCATCAACTCACCTGGCAGGAGTTCCAGCGACTCAACACGCCTCAACTCTGGAAGGAGATCATCGACGGCCTTCGTGCGCAGGCTGACGCTACGGCTGCAGCAGTCGGCGGACACGTCGACCCGGATGTGCTGCCGACGCTCCTGGAGCCTCAGGTGAGGAAGCATGCGATCGTCGGCGGCGACTGGCTACTCTTCGCCGCGCGCTGGACGGTGTTGGTGCCGGAGAAGTTCGACAACATCACCGCAGCGCGCGAAGACGAACGGATGCGATGATCTGCCAGATAGCATCTCCACGCGGGCCCCGGCGATCCAGGCGCCGGGGCTCGTCCTTTTTCGACCCGGGGGCAGGAAGGGGCAGGGCATGGGAAAGAAGCGTGAACAGAAGCAGTGGAAGGGTGCGCAGCCGCAGTCCATCGTGCTGGACGAGGCAACGGGCGTCGTCCAGCGGCTGAACGACTTCACCAAGCAGATGAACGACGTCGCCGAACGGATCAGGAACAACACAGCGCGCCAGGAGGCCAGAAACGCTGCGACAGCAGCCCGGCGACGCGCGGGCTCGCGGGCGGCGGTCTCGATCGAGTTCGACGAACTCCGCGAGGACGGCCGACCGACGTTCGACGCGCTCTATCTCGCCGTGGCGCAGACCGTCGGCATGGCAGCCGACTGCAGCCGCCCTAACGGTCTCGTGGGCGCCGTTGCGGTCAGGGACGACGTTCCGCTCGCTTGGGGCTACGTTGGCGTCGCAGCGGGCTTCCCAGGCTGTCTGAGCGGTGCATGTCCGCGAGCGACGTCGGACGTGCTGCCCGGCACCGATTACGACAACTGCATCAGTCAGCACGCCGAGGTCAACCTCATCGGCTTCGCTGCGCACCACGGGATCTCGCTGGCCGACGCGACGCTGTACGTCTCGCGTGAGCCGTGCAAGAACTGCTACAAGGCGATCAGTGCGGCGAGGATCGTTCGAGTCGTGTGGCAGTTGGGGTTGACAGCGTCAGCGCCCGCATGAGAGTGTCGGTCTCAGCACCGAGCACTGGAAGCACTGGACATCACAGAGACAAGGGAAAACAACATGGCTGAAGTTCTGGACGACTTCGACGCATTCGGCGGCGGCGGTGGGGCTCCGGTCCCGTCGTGGAAGACGATGGGCGTCGGTGGTCGTACCAAGGGTGTGATTCTCCCGCAGATCCACCCGAAGGCCGGTGTGCTCGTGGCGTACTTGACCACGCAGCAAACGTCGATGCCGACCGAAGACAAGCCTGCGCAGCCGCTGACCTACGACAACGGCGACCCGCGCACGCAGGCCGAGTTCCTGGTCCAGACGGACATCCGGGACTTCCGGGACTGCTCGCGCAAGTTCAAGGAGTTCGCGCAGGAGAACGACGTCGAGGACGACGGCATCCGCCGGGTCATCGTCAAGGGCCGCTCCGGCTCGCGGTCGATGCAGAAGAACGGTCGCCAGACCTTCGGCGGCCAGGGCCGTCCGGAGTACGGCGCCTACATCGACTACACGCTCCTGGAGCAGAAGCCGATCCGGGGTACCTCGTACGACGAGAACATCACGGAGTGCAAGTTCGCCAAGGGCGACGCAGCCTCGGCGAAGGTGGTCAACGACTACCTGGCCGAGAACCACTCCGAGTTCCTGGGCGGCGTCGGTGACGCGTTCGAGGACAAGACCAGCGCCGGTTCCGCTCCCGCAGGAGTCGGCGTGAAGAACTCGGGCGACGACCCCGAGTTCTGACAGGACGACGCGTCGGGCTGACTTCGGCGGCGTCGTTCAGCCCGACGCGTCATCTGTAGCACGGAACCACCCAAAACTGTTACGCTGACGGCCAACAGGCAGGCGAACCCAAACCTAGATCGAGGAGCACACAGATCATGACCGTCGAGACCACCGAGGCACCGGTCGAGAAGAAGACCCGCGTGAAGCGCAGCCCGGCGGAACTGAAGGCCGCGCGCGTCGCGAAGGCCGAGAAGGCGCTGAAGCGGACCGAGGACAGCGGTACCAAGGTCGTGGAGCGCGCGAAGGAACTGCGCGAGAAGGCCGACGCCGCGCAGGCCAAGGCCGACGCGCACGCGGAGGCGCTGGCGCAGGCGCGGGCGACCCTGGCCTGGGAGCAGGCCCGGCCGATCCCGCGCGAGGTGCTGACCGGCGAGACCGAGAACCCGTTCGAGGACTCGGTCGACGACTTCGAGGACGACGACGAGGACGGCACCGACGCGGACCCGGACCTGGACGACGACGACCTCTGATCGAACCGCGAGGCCAGCGAGCCCGCCATCTGCCGTCGTGGACGGTGGTGGCGGGCTCGCTCTGTTGTGAGGAGGAGTTGTGGCACGCGCGCAGTGCAAGGCAGTCGACTGCCAGCAGCAGAAGGCGCCCAGCAACCCGATGTACTGCTTCGAGGACTGGTTGGCGCGCCAGCCAGCAGCGGTGCAGGTGCGGTACGCGGAACGTCGTCTGCTGTCGATCCCGCAAGACCTGTGGGTCATGCGGATGCCGAAGGAAGAGTGGCCGGTAGGACGTCGCTGGTGCAGCGGCTGCCAGACGTTCGTCCGGCTGAAGGACTGCCCCTCCGGCGGTTCGCGGTGCCGAGCCTGCAACTCCAACGCTGCGCACGCGCGGATGGTCGAGGCGACGTACGGAATCACCGAGGACGACTTTCGACGGCTGTGGCGCGCGCAGGGCGGGCGCTGCTACATCTGCCAGCGCCGGGTGCACAGCAAGCGCCCTGCCGTCGACCATGACCACGAGACCGGCGAGGTTCGCGGCCTGCTGTGTCCAGACAACGAACGGGGCTGCAACCATGCCATTCTCGGGAACATACGTGGCGAGACACTCGAAGAGAAGATCGAGATGGTCTATCGCGTCGCCGAGTATCTTCGCAACCCTCCGGCGCGTTATGTCTTGCGCGGACAGGCTCCTGCATGAGATACTGAGTCTCACGAAGAAGCGAGAGATTGAGGAGCCCAAGATGAGCGACGAAGGCCAGCCCGTCCAGATCGGTACCGAACTGCACCGCGACGTCGAGGATGCGTTCAGCGACTTCATGCTGAACCGGCCGTTCGACTGCGGCTTCGACCCGAACGACGAGGACCCAGACCGCAAGGGCGAGATCGACATGTTCCGCAGCCAGGCGCTGCGCTGCATGTTCCTCAACACCGACTTCGGCGCGTTCGTCACGAAGGCGGCGCAGGAGGTCATGGACCACGAGTTGAACACGCGCTGGAGCAACGGCGAATCGCTGAACGCCAGCGATGTCGAGCAGTTGCGCCACCTGATGGGGCACGTGTCGACGGACCTTCTCAACCGGCTGATGACGCAGGCGATCGAGCCGTTCGTCGCCAATCTCATTCGCGAGGGACGTTACTCGCGCAACGGCATGTACCCGACCCACGACTTCACGGCTGCGCAGCAGCCGCCGCAGGAGTAGCGATGAAGAAGATCCCGACCATTTTCGTGCGCGACCCGGAGAACCCGGACCGGATTCTGCTCGACCAGATCCATCCCGCGTGTCGCTGGGTGTTCGACGGCGAAGGTACTCCAACGCGCAAGTACGACGGCACCTGCGTCCTGCTTGACGTTCAAGGACGATGGTTCGCCCGTCGGCAGGTCAAGGTCGGCAAGAGCGCTCCCGAGGGCTACATCCCGGTCGATCGCGACGACGTCACCGGCAAGGTGTTCGGCTGGGAGCCGATGGAGAACTCCGGCTGGAAGTCGATGCACGCTGAGGCTCTGTTCCGCCAGGAGGGCGAGTTCTGGCTTCCGGGGACGTACGAACTCTGCGGCCCGAAGATCAATGGCAATCCCGAGCGACTTCACGGCCACATGCTCGTCGCGCACTCCGCAGCGCAGGTCATTCCGCTACCGGCGGAAATGTTTCGTCCGCTCGATATGGCGCTGTGGGTGAAGTCGCAGGGCTGGGAGGGTATCGTGTGGCATCACCCGGACGGTCGCATGGCGAAGTTGAAGGTCCGCGATCTGTTCTGACCCACGAGTTGCCCGGCGGGCGTGCTGGACGCCATTCAACGCCGGGCGGCCGAGCCGGAGCGGTCTGTAGCAGAGCCCGCCAGCAAGGGTGATGTACTCCGGCGCCACAGACTCGCTGGCCGGACAGCCAGAGCAGAACGTGCGCGACCTCCCTGGGCTGGTTGGGGGAGGTAAGTGATGAGTCGCGCGCGTCCCAGCGAGCACCGCCCACCGATCGCGTGGCCTGCGATCGGTGGGCGTTGTGGTGTTCGGGTTCGAAATCTGTCACTCTAGAACCCTTCTCAGGCAGGAAGAGGGTTCTCGTAATGGATCACGTTGACCGGCTGATGCGCGGCATGAGGTTCGCGTTCGGCATCTGGGCACCGCGCACCGCGTACGCCGTCGGCGTGCTGTGGTGGGCCACGGACTACTCGCCGTCGGTCGTAGTGCTGGGCTTCACCGTCGTGCCCGCTGTGCGACTGCTGCTCGACCAGCCACTCCTCGTTGCCGCTGAGACGGCGCAGGCTCACCGCTCCGGCCCGATCGGAGCCCGCCGTGACTGATTCCACCGACCCGTCCGACGAGGACGTCAGGCGACTGCTGGACGGCGCTTCAGCGCTTCTGGGCGGGCTCGACGAGGATGGAGACGGCGAGCCTGACGGTCTCGTCGAACCTGACGCCACAGCGGGGCAGGAAGCGCCGCTCCTGTTCGAGCGCTCGTCCATCGTCGGCGGGCCGAAGCGGAAGCGGCTGGACCGCCCCCAGCACCGCGTTGCGCGCGCCGGAGCCAAGGCCGTGTCGCCACAGACGATGGCGCGGCTGATGCGCGCCGAGGGGCGCGGCATGCTGCGTTTCTTCGACTGGTTGCACAACTACTACAACGCCAACGACAAGTTGGACTTGCGGCTGCGGAACCCGCGCGCGCACCACGAAATCCACGAGCAGCGCCGGAACCGTACCTTCATCTCTGCCGGGACGCTGCTGCTGCTCGCGCTCCTCCTGTTCGCCAGTGCGGGCCTCGTGGGGCTGGCGGGGGCCGCCTTCGTCATCTTCGCTGCGTTCGCGCGCGCGGGGCGGGGCAAGGACCGCCTGCTGGACGCGGAGGCGGGCGACGACATCGGGATGGGAGAGACGCGCATCCAGCGCGCGGTCGCGCGCGCGGTGTTCGGTGTCGACCTGTCGAACGAGAAGTACCGGGACTGGTGGCGGAACATCATCGTCCGCGAGGGCTGGACGCAGGTCGTCGGATCCGACACCCGCACCATCCGGCTGGGCCTCCCGGCACCGCACAGCGCCGCCAAGGCGAAGGCCAAGGAGCGTGACATCGCCGCCGCGCTCGACTTGACAGAGCAGCAGGTGCGCATCATCGCCGACCCGCGACGGGAGAACGCGGGCGACTTCGATCTGATCGTCTACAACAGCAACCCGTGGGACATCCCCGCGACGTTCTCCCCGATCGCGCTGGAACCGCGCCGGACCTGCATCTGGGATGGCATCGACTTCGGCATCGACATCGACCGTCAGCCGGTGCGACTGGACATCGTCGGCAAGAGCATGCTCATCGGCGGGCTGCCGGAGATGGGCAAGACCACGACGGCGCTCACCATCATGACGTCCGTGGTGCTCGATCCGTTCGTGCGCATCTGGGTGGCCGACGCCAAGGGCGTCGACACTGCACCGCTCATCCCGCTGGCGTACCGCTACATCGGTGCGTCGCAGGAAGAGATGGTGAAGATGCTGCAGGAGTTGATGGCTTGGGGTCGCCAGAAGTTGATGGCACTCAAGGAAGTCCGGCGCGTCAAGTTCGACCGCAGTCTGTGCGCGATGTACCAGCAGATTGATGCGAATCACCCGCTGGCGACGGTCGACGTCGTTTACATCGACGAGGCGCGGTTCTACACGAACGGCGCCGTCGACCTACAGTCGCGGCGCATCGTGTCGCTGCTGTCGCAGATCATCGAGATGTTCCGCGCCGTCGGCATCATCGTCATCGTCGCCACGCAGCGCCCGTCAGTGAAGAACATTCCGTCGGAAATCCGGGACCTGCTGCGTATCCGGCTCGCGCACGCATGCACAACGCCTGCGATGAGCAACACCATCCTCGGCGAAGGCGCAGCAGGGCAGGGCTTCAGCGCCACGCAGTTCGACGAGGACCAGCCCGGCGTTTCGTGGCTGCGCGTCCTGAAGTCGTTCCGCCAGGTGCGACCGCATCTGACCCAGGACGAGCAGTTGGAAAAGGCGTGCGAGGAAGCCTGGCGGCAGCGCTCCGAGGTCGGAACAACGCCGGAGGCGATCGACGCCACCATGACGTCGGTGCCGACGCTGCTGCTGGACATCAAGGCCATCTGCGACGAGCGCGAGTGGAAGCGCGTCCCGACGAACGTCCTGCTGCCGCTGCTCGCGGCGCGCTCGCAGGAGTACGACGGAATGAGCGCCACCGAGTTGTCGTCGCGGATGGGCAACTCCGGCGTGACGCCTCGACCGATCGGTCCGTGGGACTTCGAGGAAGGCGAGCCCGGCAAGAACGTACGTGGTTACCGGCTGGAATGGATCGAGGCTGCGATCGAGCGGCACAAGAAGGAGACGGTGCAGTGAAGAAGACGCTCGATTTCTCCGACCGGCGCGACTGGGGACACGACATCACCTTCAGGGTTGATGCGAACATCAACCCTTTCGTGGTCAAGGGAAGTCTGTGGCATACGCCCAGTCCCGGAATCGGTGATTGGCTCGTTCTGCGGCACGGCAGTGGCCGTCCGGTGCTCTACCAGTTCACGTCGGTGAAGAGGGTCACAGATCCGCAGGACATGACGCATTTCGAGGCTGAGTTCGTCCGACTCAGTCAGCGGCCCGATGTCGTTCCGGAGTGCTGCTGTGGATGCATCGAAGAGGCGGGAGTGCGTCATGGCTGAGGCAGTAGCGCCGATCATCGACATCGCGACCGGTCAGCGCATCGCAGCGCCCGCCGTGGCGAAGCCGCGTCGGATCTGCGAGGACGAGCGCGGCCGGTACATCATGGTGGACGGCCAGCGCATCCCGGTGCGCAACGGCTGGCGGCCGGGCGACCAGGACCCGTTGGAGGACTGGCAGACGGCGCGCGAGATCGCACAGGACATCGCGAACGGCGACGGCCTGCACATCGAGCCAGGTAAGTGGCTCGGCTCGCTCCTGACGGTGTCAACGTCCGTCGGCGGCTGGACGACGTACCGGTGCGCTCCGGAGCCGATGGTGGCCGCGTGGCTCGCTAGCCTCGGCGTGGTATGGACACCCTGGTCGCTGTGGCTCACCTGGCACGCTGCGCCGCTGGGTGGCTTCCCAGCGCTCGCTGCGGCCATCTCCTTCGTCGGTGCACCGTTCCTGCTGTGGACGCGGTTCTGCATCAACCACACCGAACTCGGAAGGCCGCGTACGTGAGGGGATCAACTCACAGGGAATGGGGCGCTGTAACAGGCGCCCTTATCTCTGCCGCTGCAGGGAACGACCCGCTCAACGTCGCCGTGTGCTTCGGCATGGGCTACGCGTGCGCGTCGTTCCCTGACCGGATCGAAGCACCGCTACGTCTGCAGCACCGGGGCATCTCGCACGCCTGGGAGGTCTACGCAGCGCTGGCAGCGCTCGCCTGGTGGCTTCCGCCGGTCGTCGACTACCCGGTGTGGGGTTTCGCGCTGGCGTGCCTCTCCCACCTGACCGGCGACCTGATGTTCGGCAAGTCCGGCTACGGACGCGGTGCAGGCATACCGTGGTTGCTCGGCACCTGCCACTGGGGGCCGAATCTCTTCAAGGTGAACAACTGGACCGAGAAGCACTTCCGATGGCTGCTCATCAAGGTGAGGCCGTACAGCCTCGCCGGTGCGTTCCTGTGGGCGTTAATCCACATGGTGGTGGCGTAATGTCGCATGAGCAGAAGACCGCATACAACGACCTTCTCACTTCACACATCCGACGCATCCAGAGCCTGCATCCTGAACTGACGTCATTCAGTGCGACGGTTCGCTATCTGGTGACGCTAGGACTTGCTGCTGAGTACGCTCGCGATGCTGCAGCGACGCCGAACCCCTACCTGTACCCATCGAAGGAGTTGACGGATCCATGACGTATGACATCATCCCCCAGGCGGCCCTGAGCGCGCCTGAGACGCGTGAGGCGCTTCCGCCGGTGCTCTGCATCCACTGCGGCAACGAGGTGCCCATGTGCGACCGGCAAGCGTCCGGCGCGTCGCACCCCATCTGCAGGAAGAAGCAGAAACGCTCATGAGCAGCGGCGGCGAAGTACGCTCAATTCTGCTCCATGTCGTTGTCGCCGATGCTGAGCACTGGACGACGGGGCAGCAGGTTGCTGCCATCCATTGCGACCTGCCGGATTGTCTTTCTACCGCAGATCACGCCATGCACCATCTGGAGGCGCACCTACGTCAGCAGGGCGAAGAGTTCATCGCGACGTACCATCAGATGTTCGCTTCAGACCTGCTCTGAATGCAGAAGGCCCGGACCCAGGATGCTGCTGGCATCCTGGGTCCGGGCCTTCGTGTTGCGCGTCCAACCACACCGTGAGAGTTGAACGCTGCGCAGGTGCGGCTCGCTCGCCGTGCTGGGCGTTGCGTGATGTCGCGGCTACAGCCACTTCACCGGGCGAGGTCGTGGCCGCCCTTCCCCTCGACGCGCCCTGCGTCGGAGATTGAGGCGGGGTTGACGCCCTCAGGTGATTACTTACAGAGTGCGCTGCCCTCGGCGACAGTGATAGCAGCGTAGGACGAAGTTCCGTGGTATGTGGTAATGATCGCTGCTCCGTTGATGCACTTCACGGCCAGGTTGCTGAAACCGTCCGGCATGTTCACGATGAAGGCCGACCCGTCGGCAACGCCGTTGTTAAACTTGCTCTTGTCGATTGGCGCGTCATTCCACGGCTGACTGCCGCTGTCGGTCGGGTCGCACGCAGACAGCGTGAAAACCAGCCCGATGACGCCTGCAGCGATGAGGAGGCCCCTCTTCATTTTCGATCTCCGTCCTGTAGGCGAGGTGGGCGGCGGCACCTTCTCCGAGCGCCGCCGCCGCACTCACTCGGCGTCTTGCTTGATCTGCGGGAAGATCGAGGACAACTTGGACATGCGATCGAAGAACCCGTTCGGATCCCAGTCGCTGCGCCGGTTGATGCATCCGGCGGCCTGCTTGATGAGTTCCCACGCCTTCTTGCGCGCATCCTTGCCTTCCTCGCCTTCGATGATTACGTCTACGTTCCGTACCCGGTCGATGTTGATGACCGTAGCCTTCTCCATTGGTGAATACGAAGTCGGCGTGACGTAGACGCAACCTCCACGTATCTCCCGGACGAGCCCCTGCGTCTCCGTTGTGCGGAGTCGGGAGTTTATCCAGAGAATGTGGACGAAGTTGCCTCGTGACAGCGCCCAGGGAACCAGTTTCGGGCTGGGTTCCTCGGGCGCCGCCTCGGGGGCAACATCAGTCACTTACCACCCGGAGAGCACCGCGCACGATGCCCCGGACGGTGGAGACCTTCAGGGTGATGCGCGCCGGGTTGTCCGGCGTGCCGTCGTGCGGGTACTTCTCGCGGAGCACCCGGGCGACGCCCTTGACGAGACGCTGCTCGTCGTGAGTGAAGGTCTTGCGCGGCCCCTGCGGCACGCTTGCGGTCTCGACCTCTGCCTGGTCGAGACGCGTCTGCAGGTCGCCTACGCGGGTGGAGAGGCGCTCGCGCTCCTGCGCGGCCAGTTCGAGCGCCGAGCGTGCGTTGTCCCGCTCGGCGCGCACGGCGCTCAGTTCGTTCAGCGCGCCGTCGCGCTCGCCTTCAGCGTGCGCGGCGTGGTTGACCGCGCCGCTGAGCGCTTCGACCGCGTCGTTGCGCTCCGTCGCGAACTTCTGCGCCGATTCGAGCACCTGGTCGCGCTCGGTCTGCAGCCGGGCCACGAGTTCGTTCGCCTCGTAGACCTCGACCTTCAGTCGCGCTGCTTCTGCCACGGTCTGGCGCAACTTCTCCTGGACTGCCTCCACCTCCTCCCGCGATGTGTCCTTCGTCTTGGTTCCGAACACGCTGGCCTCCTTCTGCTTGGGCTGCACGATCCTGGCGTCCGCCGGGACGTGGTTCGGGTGGACGTACACCACGCGGTCGCCGCGCTTCTTCAGCAGGCGGACGATGATGCCGTCCTTATGCATGCGCGACGTCGCGCCGGACGTCGGGCTGTCGTAGGCGTCGGGGTCGAAGTTCTTCTTCAGGTACTCCACGATCTCGCGGTTCGTCGAACCGGCCTGACCGGACGTCTCCAGGCAACGCATGATGTGCTGCTGCATGGCGTCGTTGTGCGCGGTGCTGCGCTTGTTCGGGACCTTCGTCGTCCGCGTCGGCGCGAACTCGTCGGCGTCGTCAATCTCTTGGGTTGTCATCGTTGGCGCTCCTTCGGGCTCCTGTGAGACTCATCGTCTCAATAAGTGGTCTCTCTGTCAAGTCGTGCTCAGGCGTTGACGTGCAGACTTCCGACGCCGTCCAGTTCGAAGACGGTCTCTCTGCCGCCGCTGTCGGCGTGCTGGCGCGCGATGTCGGCTGCGTACTCCGGCTTCATCCCGTACTGCACGAGGCAAGCCATCACGCGCAGGATCTTCGTCTCCTTCGCGTTGAACTCCAGCGCAACGCCGCCCTGCGGCAAGGTGCCGCCCTCGGGCACGATGTAGCCACGCGTCGTCCAGTGGTGCACCTGTCGATACGAGACGCCCAGTTGCTGCGCCAGATCAATGCCTCGCGCCATCAGACCTCCTCTGCAATGCGGAAGATTCCGCGCGGCTGCCGCTCATCTTCGACGAGCGTGACGTACTCGTGCAGCCCGACGTGCCGCGCGTACGCCGCCGTTCCGGGCTCGCACAGTACAGCAACCCGGAAGGCACCTCCGTACTCCGCTTCGGACAGGCCACGCATCAGGAGGGGGATGAGCACGCTCTGCACGCGCATCGGGTGCTCCGAAAACTTCCATTTGATCGCCGGATACTTCGTCAGTTGCCACGGGATGCCGGTCAATCCAGGCACCGCGTCAGGCCAGCCCTTGACCCTCGCCGTGGCGAAGACCTGCACTGAGAACGTCCAGGTGATCTCATCGCCGGTATCGACGACGTGGCGCTCCTTGCGGAGTTCCTCGACGATCCGATGCTCCATTTCTTCCTGGACGTCGCGCAGCAGTTCCGGATCGACGTTCTGAACGATCCAGGAGGCTTCGACCGGAAGGCCCGCCCCCAGCATTGCGCGCGATCCGAAGAAGTTCGCCATCAGGGTCCGCGCGCGCTCGGTAGTGTCCATGACGACCGAAGGCTCGTCGCCGCCGAGCCACCGCGATTTCGTCGGCTTCATGTAGCGGAAGTAGAAAAGTTTCATCCCGTTCTGCAGCGGGCGGTACGAGCGCGGCAGGTTATCCCTGCGGTGCCGAGTCACAGGTAGTCGTCCTCTCCGGCGGACTTGAACAATGCGTCGATCTCAGCGGCGACTTCTTAGGCGTCTCGCTTCGCGGTATCGACGATTCCCTTGCCCATCGGTGTGAGCGCGATGCGCCAGATGTCAACGATGGTGGTCCGAGTACGCAACGTGTTGTGCGACTTGAACGGCTCCATCGTGACGCAACCCTTGCGTTCGAGCGGCCGGTACACGCTCTCCCTCTCGCCGGGCACCAGCAGGTATCCGGCCTCGCCGACGAGCGTGAGTCGATCCCTCTCGCGATTGCCGATGCGAATGCGCACCATCACATGCCCGCCTGTTCCGCTCGCTTGACGATGTTCGCGAGGTGGACGAAGAATCGAGCCATCGACGTGCCCGTGTTACCGGTGAGGTGCTCGACGTTGCCGAGCGCCGTCAGCGCGACGTCGAGGTTCTCCTTGATGAGTTCCACCGTCTGGTCGCTCTGCGGCTTGCGCGGGTTCTGGCCGGTGTGCGCGATCATCTTGGTGATGACCTCGCCCGCCTCTTCCGTCAACTTCGACATCCGGCCCCAGGTGACCGCCTCGGGATCCCTGTGTTCGTTCGCACCGTCGAACCAGTCGCTCAAGCGCTTGATGTCGGCGCCCATCACATAGAGAAGTTCGTTCGGACCTGAAGACTGCACGGAGTGCTCCTATCTCGGTGGGATTCCTTGCCGCAGGTGATGCCTGGTGGGCCTGGTGGATTCGAACCACCTCAGCGTCTTGCGACCTTTTACCGTGCCCGCGTCCGAGCGGCCCTCGCGGGCACCGAGAAGGTCGGAGTCTGCGTCGCGACCAACCCGGTGCCCTATGAGACGTATAGTCTCACGCGCCTTACATGCCTGTCAAGACTCCTTCTTGATCCCGGGGATCCGCAGGAAGACCTGTCCGCGCTCCTGGGCGAGATGGCAGAAGCCGCCCTCGATGATGCCCATCTTCATGAGCAGTTCGAGTAGTTGGGACACATCCTCCCACGCGAAGCGGCCGGGGATGACGAGATGTGAATGGCCGGGCGTGGCGCTCGGGATGACCCGGAGGGCGTGGCGGTCGATATCCAGCATCAGAATGTGCAGGTTGAGCCCGGGGGACTCGTCGCTGATTCTGATGACCTCGCTGCCGTACGCGTTCGCCGCCGGATCCTCGAAGTGGACCCGCCTGCGATCGTTGCCCTCTTCGTAATCTGCATCGAAGTCAATCGCCCACGCCTCGACTCCCGTGCTGCGAATGAAGTCGATGTCTTCGTCTTTCGACATGATTCTGTCTCCCTTGGTCGCTTGAGATCCACAGTCTCACACTGGTTACACGCTTGTCAAGCGAGTTCGGGACTGCTAGTCTCAGCACATGACGCTGAAGCCATCGCCTCGAACGCTCGGCCCCGACCAGCGCAGCATCCTTCGCGCAATGAAGGATCACGGCTCCTGGTATCAGGGTTGCGGGTGGATCTGGAGCAACGACTCGACCACCGTGCGTCTGCTCGAATCGCTCGCGCAGCGGGGATATGTGCGTCGAACTCTTCGCCCTGCTGGAGTCGAACACCTGACCGGAAGGGATCTGGTTCCCTACCTGCTGTTCGAGTACATCGACCCGCGTGACGATGTGCAGGCTGCGATGGATCGGCTGGTGAAGGTGTTGAACGACGCCGTCCGTCAATACAACTGCTATCAGGACACCGGCCTCACGTTCGTTCCTGACGCTCTACTCGTCAAACTGGCGCGCACCGCGACCGAGTTCTTCGAGGGAGGGTCGGATGACTGAACTGCAGTACGGCGTCGCGTGGCGCCTGCGTATCGACAGGTTCGACCGCATCCAGCCGGGCTACTTCGTCGGCCTGGGCGCTCGCAGAACAGATTTCGACCTCTACCGGCTCGACACCGACGGTAGGCCGAACTACGTGTTCGATCCGCTGGCTGACGCCACGGCGGCGGGCACTGCGGCCTTCGTGGAGTTGGGCCGTCCGATCGACGTACTCCTGCCGAAAGGCGGCGGCGTCGGCGACATCGTGCTGGCGGGCAGCATCAACCTGCACGTCCTCGCCAAGCGTGCTGACACGCCAGAGAAGTGGCAGAAGTTCCTGTGGAAGTTCAAGTCGTGGCTGAAGGAGAGCAATCCGAAGGAGGCGGTGCGCAAGCGCTACATCGTGCACATGGAGAAGGACTCGAACGGGTTGTGGACCATCGTCAGCAAGGAGGAGAATCGGTGGCTCTGAAGAAGGTGCAGGACTTGTCGAAGGGCGACAAGACGCCCTGGTACGAGGTGGCACACAAGCCGCTTGCGGCGATCGTCTCTCCGGGCAAGAACGTCGTTCTCGTGCGCGTCATCTACAACGATGGTGGCGATGGCATCCGCGAGTTCGACTATGACCAGGACATCGAGGTGAACGATGGGTAGCGGGCTCGGCTGGCCGGAGTGCGTGTGCAACGTCGGCTGCCAGGAGTGCGGACTGCACCCCGGCCGCGTGCTGACGAAGGAGCAGAGCATCGCGTTCCGGAAGAAGTGGGATGCGGAGGTGGACCGTGCGTCAGAGCGAGCCTCGCGCGGAGACTGAGGAAATCACCGAGTGCGAGGCGTGCGGGGACCTGATTCCGCTCTGCCGTTGCCCGGGACGGTGCGGCGGCTGTCTGCAGTGGCGCGAGAAGTGCGTCTGTCGCAGTGCACGGCGTCGGCGCGGCATGAATCAGAAGAATGAATGGCAGTGCTTCGAGTGCGAGCATCAACTGGAGTACTGCATGTGCAGCAACCGAGTCTTCGAGAACCTCGCCCGAGGTCTCATCGGCATCAAGGACCCGAAGAAGCGCAAGCAGGCGCACAAGGCGCTCGTCGCGCTCGTCATCAAGTGGAACATCATCGAACATGAGGGGCAGTTGTGAGAGATAACGTCGAGCGTCCGTTGCGCGAGACGGAGATAACTATTCCGGCGACGCACGAGGTGTACGTCGCCCAGGTGGCGACGACTGGTCGGTTCCGTGAGGACCGCTGGCCGAACATCGAAGCGGACATCGAGATGCGCGTTCGGCGTCGGCGTAACCCGGCGCGACGACGCGACCCGGAGGAGTTGATTCGTGCGGAGTCGCTGCCGCTGTCGTTGGCGTACGCGCTGGCGCTCGCGGTGGCGGCTCCAGTCGAGATTCCGATCAGCGCCATCCGCAACGTTGATTGGCGTGTCACCAAAATCAGCATCTACAACGACAGTTTCGACGGGCTCTGCGTCGAACTTACCTTCGAGTCAACTGCAGCGGTTCTGAGCACCGAAGCGAAGATTTACTGGCACATCAAGGACTGGACGGCGCCGCTCTGGTTCGCCGACGCCATCCGTGACTTCGTCGGGCCGATGTTCTCGCGGCGGGGGTTGACAGACGTGTCATCCACATGAGACAGTAGGTCTCATGATGACAGCGAAGCAGATCGACCAGAACCCCTTCGTCGGCGAACTGAAGCAGCACGTGAAGTGGGCGGGACTTCCGATGCACCAGTTCCGCGACGAGTGCCTGCACGTTCGCGCGATGCTCGCCGCCCTCGCTGGCGACCAGAACATCGCTGGATTCCTTGGCGCGGAGCCGAACCTGGACCGCGACAACGACCTCTACAACTGCCTGGAGACCGTGTTCGCGTTCCACGCGACGCCCGGCGACCTGGCCGACGCCATCGAGGCGTTCGACTTCATGATCGCACTGACGGAGGGCTGAGATGCCCCGGATTCAGCGAAAGGCAATCATCGTTGGCGATGCCTTCGATGTCGCCTTCAAGGTTCGACTCGAACTCGCCACCGGCGAAGTCAAGGAGTGGGACTGGGTCGCGCAGTCGAGCATGCCGAAGTTCATGGCCTGGTTCGCGCAGGGCAACTGGAACAACGTCGTCAACATCACCGTGGAGAAGATATGAAGCGCTGGAAGGCGTCATTCAAGGACGCGTCGAGCCTCAAGACGCTCGATCGGCGGAAGTGGGACGACAAGCGCGACCTCTACGTTGAAGGCGTTCCGGCTGTCGACGACCACGCCGCACGCGTTGCGGTCTTCAAGATCGCGAACAAGTTCCTGAAAAACCCCTACCTGGACGACCTGGAGGAAATGTAATGGCAGTCATCGACCTGGACCGCAAGTTGGCCGAACGCGAAGGAATCGAGGTGCCGAAGGCTTCCGCCGAGGTGCTGAAGCGCATCGGCGTGTCGCGGCAGCGCTGGAACCGCATGACCATCGCGCAGCAGATCGAGGCCCTGCTGCAGCGCGTCGAGCGCGACGAGAACAAGACCGAGGCCCTGAAGGGTATGCCGGTCGAGCCGATCTCCTCGCCGGACCAGGATGCTCAGGTGGTCTGGTTCGTCAAGAACTGGGGCGGCGAGGAGCGGTACGAGTACGTCGCGATCAGCACCCCGAAGGGCTGGATCATCTCCGGCCAGAACAAGACCTCGCCGAAGTCGTGGACCGAGGTGCTCATGTTCTCGCTGCTGCGCGAGCAGGACGACTTCAACCCGGAGTTCCACGTCGCGACCGGATGGACCTACATGGAGCGTGCGTGACCGACTGGGGCACTTCCGACCGTGAGGTGAACGGCGTCGCCTACACGTACTACCCGGTGGGACTGTTCTCGCTGACGTGGTCGTGCGGGAAATGCGCATCGCTCGTCACCGACGTCGATGTTCACGCCGGGTTCCACAAGGGCGAGGACGAGATAACGGAGCGCGTTCGGGAACTGATGGACGCGCGAGAGGAGAAGATGACGTGAGTGCGTATCAAGACATGATGCGCGAGGAGGAGTTCGCGATCCTCGAAGAACTCCGGTCGATCGTCTGCGACATGGGCGACTACATGAATTTCGACGACGAACAGTTGAGCCGCCTGCGAGAACTGCGGGCCAAGATGCGCACGCAGTACCAAGAGAGATGGGGAGAGGTGGCACCGTGAGCGACATGCCGGAGATTCGGCTGCCGTCCTACTGGGCGATGACGTTGGGGGAGTTCATCCGTCAACTGGAGGCGCAGCCGCAGGAAAATCCGATCGTTTCGGACACCGGTGAGATGGTCGGCGGATTCTCGTCGTACCGGGGCTACTACGAAGACCTGGCGATCGTTCCGGCTCAGGCGACGAACATCCTCGCGGACGACCGGACGCCGCTCACTACGGTCGGCGCCGTTCTCGCTGAGGCGGAGGCGTGCATCGGTCGGACGTTCCAGGGATGGAAGGGCGGCGACTACACGATGGAGGCCCACGCCGACCTCTGGTTCGCCCAGGAAGGCTCAGCGATCGGTTGGCGGCCCGTCGGGCTTCGGTTGGACGAAGGTATCGTTACCATCGTGCTCTGCGGCGGTCTGTGATTTCGCTGTCGTCGCCGACGCTGCGACCCCTGGCCCACTGGGCTGGGGGTCGTAGCGTCGCAGCATGCCTGCTGACTTCGTCCACACGCGCCGCATCCCCGCGCTGCCTCCCGACGTTCCCGGCGCTGGACGGCTGGGACGCCACGTGCGCCACGACCCGCGCTCGCGGGCGTTCGCCTACAAGCCAGCCACCGTGTCGTTGCGTTCGCGCTCGCATCCGCGCCGCATCCCGGTGCTCGATCAGGGCGAACTGGGGAAGTGCACCGCAGAGGCGTCCGTCGGCGCGCTCGGCACCGACCCGTTCTTTCCGTCGCTGTCCGACCTGGGGCAACTCACCTTCGACGACGTGATGAGTAACGATCTCTACTCGCAGTTCACCCGTGAGGACTCCTACGACGGCACCTGGCCGCCGGACGATACCGGCAGCGACGGGCTCACCGCAGCGAAGGTGTTGAAGGAACGGGGACTGATCTCCGGGTATCAGCACGCGTTCACGCTGGAGGATGCGCTCGCGGCGCTGTCCGGCAACGGTGATGACGATCCGGGGCGGCCGGTGATTACCGGCGTCAACTGGTACTCGTCGATGGACAAGCCGACGTCGTACGGCCAGGTGAGCATCACGTCGCAGGCGTACGTGCGTGGCGGGCACGAGTTCGAGGTGTCGTCCATCGACGTCGCCCAGAAGCGCGTGTGGTGCTGGCAGTCCTGGGGGGCGTCGTGGGGCGTCAATGGCATGTTCTGGATGTCCTGGGACACCTGGGAGCGCCTGCTGCACGAAGAGGGCGACGTTACCGTGTTCGTGCCGCGCGGCGGGGTCACTCCGGCGCCGACGGTCGATCCCGCTGACCTCGCACTCGCTGCGGCGTTCCGCACCGGCAACTGGGTCGGCTCGCATCATGTCGGAGCGAACAAGGCAGCAGCGCTCGCTGCCGCAGCGTGGCTGAAGGCCAGGAATCTGTAGCCTGCTCCGTTGGCGCACATGCAAATGCACGCGCAAATGCATGTGCGATTGAGTGCGCTTGACCTTTACAGCGATGTGAGGGACCGTAGGTCACAGGCGCAGCCCGAGAGAAAACCATAGCCCGGATTGCGTTGGAGTGGTCTCCGTTTGGTCAACCGATGGTCTGCGGAGGCAGGCCGCTGACCGTCGGTGGAGGCCACTCCACAGACAGGCCGTCCTCAGCGTCGAGGGCGGCCTGTTCGTTTGACAGCGCTGTGACTCCTGTGAGACACTAGGTCTCATGAGCACAGACACTTACTTCATCGCTGCCACTATTGGTGTACCGAGGTGAACCCCCAGCGTCGGCTGACGCCCGCTCGTTGCATCGAGTGGATGGGCGAGGTTCTCGGCCTGGAGAAAGAACTCAAGGCAGGCATCGCCTCGTACGTTCGCAGCATGATGCCGGACGCTGAGCGTGCTGTTGCCGAAGGTCTTATACAGATGGCCTTCTCGGCATCGGACTCCATGCGGAAGGGTGACGCCGTTCTCGTCACCACCGAGACGATGCAGTTGGTCGACTTCGCTTCGCAGTCTCTCGTCGAGGAGGACGAGCGTCTGTTCTACGACGTCGACCTCGCTCCGCTCCAGCGCGCCGTTCTGTTCTTCGAGCAGCCGTTGCCGGTCACCATCACCGCTGGATACAGGGACTTGCGTAGCAACTACGACGGCAAGATTGTCTGCGACGCGATGATGTTCTGGGACTCGCGAAGCGACTATCCGGATGAGTCCGACCCGGTGCAGGTCTACGTGTGCTACCTCCGCGCCATCGAGTCGCCTCGCCTCTCGATGGCTATCGACGAGTCGTTCTTGACGATTCTGTGGATGACCGGCACCACCGAAGTCATGGAGCGCTACACGCCCGAGAACTATGCGCCGTCGAGCAGTGATGACGTCGGTGCACTCTCGCGAGCGGACCTGCATTCCTTCCTGCAGTCGTTCTGGACGTTGATGCGCCAGCCCATCATCAGCGAGCAGCGCGTGCGTCCGATCGAGCCCACCGCGCGGAAGCATCGCAAGAAGTTGACGAATCGCGGAGAGGTGCGGATGCTGCACCTGCGTCAGCACGTTCGACCGACTGGCGCCTCGGCGGCGGGGTCTGCTGCGGAGCGGCACTTCGAGTACTCGCATCGGTTCATTGTGCGTGGCTTCTGGCGCAACCAGCGCTGCGGCGTCGGTGGCAAGGAGCGCAAGAGGATCTGGGTTGACTCTTACGTCAAGGGACCTGCGGACAAGCCGCTCGTCGTCGGCAAGCGCGTCTACAAGGAGTGAGTCATGAGCGGCAAGAGTGAACGTCAGATTCGACATGCGAAGGCGTGCTCTCGGAAGGTGCGCTACGAAACGATGGAGGAGGCCAAATCGCAACTCCGGCACGTGCGAAGGGTGGAGGAAGGCAAGGCGCTGAACGCCTACAAATGCGCCGTCTGCAAGGGCTATCACGTTGGTACGACGCCGACCTGGCGCCGTCCGGATCGCTGACGAGAGGATTTCCTTCATGAAGCAATGGCTGGGTCGTATCGAAGTCAACATGAATGACGGCTGTGATTGGCAGCGCTGGAACGACTGGACCAACGACAACATCAACGTTGTCGTCAGTCGGACGCAGACGCTGCAGAGACTTCTCGGTGAGCCGAATCTCGGCAACGAAAGCACGCCGTGGTCGTTCCGCGCGGTCTTCGAGGAAGTCGAAATGAAGTCGCCGGTCGAGGAACTCAAGCAGCGTCGATGAAGCGCTACCTGGTCTTCTGGAACTGGACGGAACCCGACTACGAGAGCGATGGTCGCTCGACCTACAGCGTCAAGTACACACAGACCGTCGTCGAATCGCTCAGCGACCCGAAAGACGACGACGCGGACGACTTCGTCGGGGTGCTGAAGACTCACATCGTTGAGTCGCAGGCTTCTTTCATCGGGTTGGGCGAAGACGACGTGAACATCACAGGAGTACTCCCCCTGTTTTGAGCCCGCTTGTCACAGGGATGCGGTACGGTGGCGGCATGAGAATCCAGAAGAGGGGGCTCGCCGCCACCGTGGCGGGCCTGGCAGGCTTCGCCATCGTCGCCTTCGGCTTGACTGCGTCCGCACCGTCGGCTTCGGCCGCTGCGTGCCAGGTGGCCGCTGCGGGCGACATCGCCGAGAACGGCGGCCAGCAGCAGCACACCGGCGACCAGATCCGTTCACTCAACCCGCAGTACGTGTTGCCGCTCGGTGACATCGCGTACGACAGCGGCACGACCGCCGAGTTCGCGTCCTGGTACAACCCGGCGTGGGGCTCGTTCAAGGGCATCACCCGACCGACGCCGGGCAACCACGAGTACGAGACGGCGGGCGCTGCGGGCTACTTCGCCTACTTCGCCGGTCAGGTCGGCACCTCGGCCTACTACGCATTCGACGTGTGCGGCTGGCGGTTGTACTCGCTGAACAGCGAACTGACCGGCACGGCGCGCACCACGATGCTCACCTGGTTCGCTGCCGACGCTGCGGCGCACTCGACGCAGCCGGGCATCGCCTACTGGCACAAGCCGCGCTGGAGCGACGGCGACAGCCACGGCAACGACACCGTGCAGCAGGATCTGTTCGCCGCCGCTGCGAACGCGCACATGAAGATGGTGCTGAACGGTCACGACCACGTGTACGAGCGGTTCGCGGAGATGAACTCGTCCGGCGTCGCTGCAGCCGGTGGCACGCGGGAGTTCATCGTCGGCACCGGCGGGGCCGGGCTCAACGGCTTCGACGGCTCGTACCCCTCGACGTCGCAGGCGCGCGTTCAGGGCTCGAACGGCGTCATGCTGCTGACGCTGCGCTCGAACGGGTACGACTGGAAGTTCTCCGACTGGGACGGCTCGGCCAGCGACGCCGGTTCGCTGAACTGGTCGGTGGTTACTCCGACCGTTTCGGTCACTCCCACTGTCTCCGTCACGCCGACGGTGACGCCGACGTCGTGCGCGCCGACCACCGTGACGGCGCCTGCGGTCACGTCCACCGTCACGGTGACGGCTCCGGCTGCCACGGTCACGAAGACCGTCACGGCCAGCGGGACGCCCTTCCTGGCGACGATGACGGGGCTGGTCACGCCGCCTGCGTAGCCGGTGTGTGATCTGGGGCCGTTCTCCCTCGGGAGGGCGGCCCCTTTCGTTTGACAGCGATGTAACGTCTATGAGACACTAGGTCTCAACGACGACGAAGGAGATTGAGATGAGCGAGCGAATCCTCACCATCAGCGACGCGGTCCGACTCGGCATCGTGTGCGAGGCGGCCGAGCGGAAGTACCCCGTCGCTCGCGTGCTGGAGAGCGGCCTGGTCGTTTTCGGTACGGCGCGTTCCATCGGAGACCGCGACGGCAACTTCGCGACGCGAACGATGGACGTGCGGGACTGCTTCCTGCGCGTGACGACCAAGTCCGGCCTGGAGACGTACTGGCCGATCGCGGAACTCATGAACGAGGTCAACACCGGCGAGTTCGTTGCCAACTACCGCTCGGAGGACTGAGATGCTCCCCTACGTCGCCATCATCAAGCCCTTGACGGGCGGTTCCTTCATCTACGGCCCGTTCGAGTCGTACAACGCCGCCCGGACGTGGGCCGAGAAGAAGTACAGCGGCGACGAGTTCGGGCGCGAGTATGAGTGGCTGCGCGCTCCCAGTTGACACCGCTGTGACGTCTGTGAGACACTGAGTCTCAACGACGACGAAGGAGATTCAGATGGCGATCACCATGTGCGGCCCGAACTGCACCACCGAGAACAAGAACGGCGGCGGACGCTGCGCCGACCCGCAGGTCACCTTCTCTGGTGCCGTGTTGGCGCTGTACGAGCGGAACGGCTACGACGACAGCGACTTCTACGCCGTCGTGTGGGACGCCTCGGCCAGCGACGTCCGCACCATCTGCTACGGCTCCACCTCGTACTGGTCGTACCACAACGGCGCGTCGGTCGACGCGTCGCCGGACATCGACCGCACCGCTCGCGCCGCGCGTCGTCCCACCGTTCGGCGGCTGTTCCTGGAGCAGTTGGTCGCCGAGGCGAAGCGCCCGGTGCGTGGGTGCAAGGTGCGCGCGCTGGTCACCCGGGGCAAGAATGTCGGCGTCGAGGGCACCGTGACCTGGGTGGGCGTCGACCACTACCGTTCCCGGTACGGCATCGAGTACAAGCGCTTCGGCATCTCGGTCGAGGGCAACTCCGAGCGGGTGTTCATGTCGGAGGACAAGGTCGAGCGCATCGACATCACCCCAGTCTCGCAGGACGACGCCTTCGCGCAGGCCGATGCCTGGGTGGACGCGGCCAACTGGCGCTCGCTGATCAACCCGCTCGCCCCGATCTGAACCGAACTGTCGTCGGGGGCGTCCAATTGGGCGCCCCCTCTCGTTGAAGGAGAAGTCATGCCCTGGTACCTGTGGCTCATCGTCGCCTGGCAGGCGTTCCTGTTGCTCGTCACCGTTGCCGTCGCCGGGAGGACGATTCAGGTAAGCAATGTTCGCCTGAGCGCATTCGTGACGACGACGGTCATCCGTGCGCTCATTACGTGGGCGCTGCTTGCCAACGGCGCTTCCGCGCCCTGGACTGCAACGTTGACGTGCCTCGCGTTCTTCGACCTGGTGCACGACGCGAATCGTCTGCAGCGCCGCCGCGCCTGGACCGTCGATGGATTCGACATCCTCGTCGCTCTCGTCATCTACGGCGGAACGATCGCGCTCGCACTGAGCACCTGGCACTGAGCCGGACGCTTGACACCGTTGTGACGTCTGTGAGACACTGAGTCTCACAAGGAAGCGAACAACACAAGGAGACCGAGATGACCGAGAACACCGCCGCCGCCCTTCGTACCCAGGCCAGCGAGCAGTTCGCCGCCGCCGAAGAGTCCTTCGAGCGCTGCGACACCGACGGCTTCCTCTCGCAGTGGGCGTCGTCCATCACCGGCCGGAAGTTGATGCTGCAGGCCGAGATCGAGGAGCGGGGCGGCAAGGCCGAGTTCGTGGCGCTGTTCGACCTGGAGGGCGCGCTGGTGCCAGCCAAGATGATCGAGACGCGCTACGGCTGGTCCTGGGCGCTGCTCGACCCGAAGAACCCGCGCGGTCGCTTCCTCGGCTTCTTCAACCCGTCCAAGGCGTCCACTCCGGAGAAGCGGCGCGCGGCGAACGCCAAGAAGGGCTTCTACCTCGGCACCGTGCTTGCTCCGGCGAAGGCCGAGATCATGGGCGGCGGGACTGGTCTGGCGGGCGCTGCGTCCTGCTACGTGGGCGCTCGGCGCACCGACGGCGGCTTCAGCGCCGACGTCGACATCATCGACAACGGAATCGAGGTTTCCAGTGAGTGAAGTGCTGCTGCGGCTCCTGGTGGGCGACGACATCGCCCACCAGGAGCAGGAGGGGAAGTCGCTGTGAATCTCGTCTTCGAAATCTTCTGGACCGTCCTCATCATCTACTGGGTCGGCTGGATCGTCGGACTGTGGCAGTCGCTGCTCGGTGCGTTCGAGCACATCGTCCGCGCGCTCAAAGGCAATCCACAATCGGAGGAGCGACTTCAGGCCGAGGTCCGTCGATTGGAGAAGCGGCAGAAGGAACTCACCCAGCAGTTGGTCGACGAGCGCAACAAAACGCGACTAGTGATCGAGGGCAAGCCGCACTCGACCACCGACGAGCAGGACTGGGGGACTCCGAAGTGAACGCGTTGCTGATGATGCTCACGTCGCTCGTGACGACATTCGTCGTCTGGGGGATGACGCATGAGTCGGGACCGGTCCATGACGTCTGGATGGGAATGAAACGAGTCATCGAACGTTGGCTCGAACCCATCTTCCACTTCGAGGCGAAGGAGCAGGGGCGCCAGGAGCGCAGGGAGATGCGCAGGCATCTGCAGGAGGTGGAGGCAGAGAACGAGCGCCTGAAGCGCTCCTACCGCCTCCTGCTGGACGGTACGCCCGGCGCAGCGCAGGATCCGGCGCCTAGCGCCAAGACGATGCCGACGCCGCCGGATCTGCCCATCTGGGGCGCGCAGCCGCGACTGCACACCACCGATGCGAAGCAGACGCCGGAGTTCGAGCAGTTCTCATTCAGTCGCGACGAGCGTTTCATCGGTCGCCTGGAGAGGGATCGCGACGCCGCGATGAAGTTGGCGAACGAGCAGAAGAAGCGCTTCGAAGAGGCCGTCCAGGAGATACACCGGCTGGAGCGCGAAGTCGGCAGGATGCTCAACGATGGGGTTCTACCTTCTGCGAAGGTGACGAACGATACGACCGTGACGTTCTCGGACTTCGATGCTGAGTACTGGAAGCGCAAGATGGAGCAGTCGGCGAATCATCCGAAGTATGGCGTTGTCAACCGGATCAAAGACGGAGGTGGGCGTTTCATCGTCTTCATCGAGTTCGAGGCGCGGAACGACTCGCAGGCTGACGGAATCGCTCGATTGGCGATGTCGCTGCAGTGCAAGCAGGACAGGTGTCGCTACATCACCGGATCGCTGGATCGGGACTCACGCGTCGGGGCCTCCGTGGTGCAGAAGTACAACTGGATGTATAGGTACCGCTACGTGTGCCAGCCGATAGACACTGACTGAGACTTGACGTCTCGGGCCTCCTCGTGAGACTATAGGTCTCATAGGGAAGCGAACTCACGAGGAGGCCGAGATGCGACAGATGACGATGGTCAGCCCGCTGGGGAACAAGGTCATCACCCGATCGAAGCGTCGGTACGCTGTGGTGACCGATGTGCGCGACATGGCTGGCGTGCCGACCGGCATGGCCCAGTGCGTGCTCCGCACCGACGACTACCAGCGCGCGGTGCGGCACGTGTGCAAGAAGCGCCCGCTGGTCCACCAGGGGTACAACACCTTCTTCATCTACGACACGGTGCTGCGCACCCGCGTTGCACGAGGCTAGGGAGGCCGTGATGAGCAAGACGATGCGGAACGTGCCGGAAGCGGTGCGTGAGGTGCAGGATCGGCGCCGGAGCGGGTCGCACGGGCTGCACGCGGACCGGCGCACCCGGCGCCTTCGGACCCGCCGCGCAGCGCTACAGCGTGCAATCCGGGAGGGCTGAGATGCCTCGACGCAGAGATTATCGCGACTCGCCGCAGTATCAGCGGCTGCTGGACCAGTACGAGCAGATGAAACGCGAGACCCGCAGTTATGAACTGCAACCGTCGCCCAGCGCTACTGACGCCGCTGGCGTCACCGTGTATGACATCAGCACGTTGCCTGGAGGACTGAAGTCATGACCGACGACAAGCGAGTCCCCGACACGTTCGGACCGGAGGACGTCGAGCGCGCGCTGCGCGTGTGGTTCCTCCGGGCGAAGAGATGGAGCGAGCGGCTGCAGGCGCTGGCGAAGCAGCACGACGTCCCGATGCCGCACTACTCGCGTGACTACATCATCGCCGGTAATCACGACGGAGTGAACTTCGACGGCAAGACGGTCGAGTGGATCGAACTGATGGGCGACGAACCGGCGGACCGGTTCGAGGCGCCGTACGACGTCGTGCGCACAGATCATGCTGCCGACACCTGGCTTGACGAGTGGCTGACGCAAGCGCTCAAGGAAAAGAACGACCGAAGGATTCTCCTGGAGGCGCAGAGCAAGACCGCCGAACAGCGCCGGATCAGGGCGCAGTACGAGGAGTACCTTCGACTCAAGGCCATCTTCGAGGAGAAGCAGGGGTCCGAATCGTGAACGGCATCGAGTTGGTCTCTACCGAGGAGGTGCGCGACACCATCCTCCACCTGGAGAACAAGGCCAGCACGAAGCAGGTTGCCGATGAACTGGGTGTGAAATACGACGTCGCCAACTTCCACATCGCACGCATGCGCAAGTGCGGCTGGCTGACGCGCGTACGCGAAGGTCGGAGTTGGATGTACTCGGTTCGGGATTACGCGCGGTGTCGTGAGTGGGCATAGCGAACCGTCTCCGTCGACTCCACGGCGGGCTTGACGCGCACAGCGAACGCCGGAGCGCACAGAAAATCCGACAAATTGGGACACCAGGGGGCAGGGAAGGGGGCAGGGGGCAGATTTTGGGGGTCCTAAACCCTTACCCCTGCGTACGTACGGGGACTTGTACGTATCTACTGCCTCTATCTGCCCCCTCTTCATGCGCGCGTTAGAAGGGGGCAGTAGGGGGCTAGAGAGTTACGTAAGTCCCCGTGACGCGTTAGGGGTAAGGGTTTGAGACCCCCAAAACCTGCCCCCCTGCCCCCCTTTCCTGCCCCCTCTCGCCACAACCGTCAAGAAGGGTTAACGTTTGATGGACAGCAACGAGGTCGCACCTGCCAGCGATCCTCTGCGGATTCCGGGGAGCACGAACGCGCACGAACTGATCCAGTTCCTGCGGTTCTACCCCGATGGACGCGAGGAGGTGGTCGACGGCTACATCTGGGGTGCGACACAGCCCGTTCGAGGCATGCGGTGCTTCTGGGTCCTCGAAGTCGACAGCGAGGGCGCGGTGCGCCGATCTCCCGCCGAGGCGGTAGTCGTCGCCAGCAGGAGGCATCGTGTCGGTCGGCTGGCGAAGACTCGCACCGGGCTGGAGCGCTGGATGCGTACCGCCGGTCGCTTCGTCGACATCGGCACCGCGTACACCGAAACCGACCGACGAAGCGATACCGGCAAGAAGACGGCCTGTGGCGTAGATCGCACGAAGCCGCCAACCAGCATCCTGGTAGCACCGCTCGACCCCAGCATTTTCGCAGCACTGTCAGGTGACACCCCACCCGAGCCTCTGTTACAGTGAGTCTCATGGATGCGTCAGGATCGGAGGTGAAAGAAGTGAACGAGACGAAGGTTCTGCTCCCGGATGGGCGGACCGTCAGCATCGACGAGATCGGTGGTCTCGCGGAGGTGGCCGACCATTACGGTTGGAACCACTCGACGCTGACCACGTGGGTCAACCGCTATGCCGATGTTCCCACTCCGGCGAAGACCCTGCGGCGCGGCGCGCTGTACGTTATCTCCGACTGGGACGGATGGCGCCCAGGGGAGGGTGAGGATCGTGTCCGATCCAGCGCTGGGGCCGTCGCCTGACGACAACCCAATCGAAGAGTTCCCCCTCTTCGATCACGACGAGAGCACCTGCACCACCTGCACGGAAGAAGGGCCGGACCGACTACTCGGCGACAGCAGGATCTTCGCCGTAGTGATTGGTTCGGTCCTTCTGGTTGTTCTGTTGCTTATTGTCTTGGCGTTCGCACTATTCGACGAGAGGTGGCTGCACTGATGCTCGACAGCGCACCCTACGGTGGCTTGGCCGTCGAAGAGGTCCCCAGGGTCGTCACGCAGGCCGTACGCGGCATCACGGCCGAAGCGGTGGTTGCCGCGCCGGTTGCTCCCCCTCGCGTGCCCTGCTGCGACGCCAGCGAGGACCAGATGCCGGAAGAGTGCTGGAGGCTGCTCATCGCGCTCGTGCCGCAGCAGCCGAGCATGCTGCAACTCCGAGCCACGTACGCGCAGGCCGGAGTTGAACGGCTGCTCAAGCAGACAGGGAAGTGCAGCAAGTGCGGCACGGTCGCCACCGTGAACACGGATGGCTCGCTGCGCTCGCACAGCCAGCCCAAGGTGGAGAAGTGCCCCGGCATCGGCACCGCGCCGGAGTCGACGACGCTCGTTAAGGGTGTTGCGAAGGGGGTGTGTGCGTTCTGCGGCATCGTCAAGCCTCCGACGAAGAAAGGCACGATGCCGTCGCACCAGCCCGCCAGCGTGGCGTGTGCGGCCGAAGAGGTGGACGGCGACGGCAACAGCAGCACGCCGTTCACGATGCTTCCGCCGACCACGCTGCCGCCGGTGGAGTCGCTCGTGCTGCGTACGGTGTGGGCGCGCGACCAGTACGCGTTCGGCTGCTGGCTGTGGGACAACCTGGCCGACAACGGCAAGGGTGAGTGGTCGTTCGACTACGGCATCATTCGTGGCGAGGAAACCAGGCTCGCGACGAAGATTGTCGGCGTCACGGTGTGGCGGGCGTTCCTCGCTACGCGGATCGAGCGCTACTCTCCGGCCTGACTGTTGATCTTGGAACGAAGGCTGGAGGCGGCATGGCTCGCGCGAAGCGCATCTGCAAGCGCACCGGCTGCGGAAAGACCGCAACACACAACGGATGGTGCGACGACGACGCACGAGCGGCCGATCTTGCGCGCGGGACGCGTCACCAGCGCGGATACGGCAGCGCGCACGACGCCGACCGCGAGCGGCTGCTGCACGCGTACGACCTCGCCGTGGCGGCAGGCATCGTGCCGCGCTGCTGGAGGTGCGGACAGTTGATGTTGCCCGGCCAGTCGCTCGCGGCCGACCACAGCAAGATCAGTGCCGCTGCTGGCGGCCGGGCCGACGTCCTGGTGCACCTGGACCCCTGCAACTCTGGCAAGCGCCGTCCAGGCGCCTGAGCAGGCCCCCAGGCGCTGTTGATCTTGGGACTGAGACACTGACGCCCAGCGCCGGATCTGACCCGCTGGAGGGGCCGCTAGGGCTCCGCTCGCTCCCGTGCATACGAGCACGCGTGGGCGCTGGCCTGCGCGGGCGGGAGCGCCCGCGCAGCAGCACGCGCACCGGCGCTGACCTGGGCGTACAGGCCCTCGTGCACGGCTGGCCTGCACCTGCCCCCAGAGGCATGATCACGGGCGCTTGCGGCGACACCTGGCGCGCTGCACGAGGCAGTGCGCGGTGAGTCCTCCGGCGATGATGGCGCCGAACGTGCTGTGCGCCTGCAGTGCGACGATCAGCCCCAGCCCCCAGCAGATCGCGACGACTAGCCAGAACTCGCGTGCTCCCATCACGAAACCTCCACCTGTAGTTGCTGCCACGTCATGAAGGCGATGCGCGAGGCAATCTGTGGTCCGCGCGTGATGACGATGCGTGTGCCGGTGAGTCCGTACATCCGGCCGTTCTCGTCCTGTGCGACGTACAGCATGGGCGAGCGCTCGCCGTTCACGTACACGTTCCATCCACGGACGAACCGTTGTGTTCGATGCGCACCGGTTGACGGATCCTGAGTCACGGCGACCCGCAAGCGTCCCTTGACGTTGCGAACGGTCACGATGGTGTTCACTTCACGCCACGCTTAGCGATGCGTTGTGCCTGGCGCGCCCGACGAACAGGAGCGCTCGCGGAGCGACGTCGCCGGTTGGTACGGCGACGGGTGGACCGTGCTCGCTGGAACTCGACGCGCTGCCAGATTGCAACAACGATCATCGCGCCAAGCAGCATGTAGACGATGCCTTCCATGATCTGCCCCTTCGTGCGTTGACTTGCCTTGAGACTCACTGTCCCACCATGTTACACGCCTGTCAAGACCCCTGGGGGGTATTGTGGGCGGCCGGAGGCTCGATCCAGATTTTCTAGGATCATAGGCACCCCTGGGGGGTATTGTGGCGGACTGAGAAAATATTTCGGATTTTCTGGGATTTTGATTCTGGGCTGGCACATTGCGTCGCGATTCTTCCACATGGTCGGCTCTACGATGTTGACGTGCTTGCACACCTATGGGACACTGAGTCTCAAGCCAACGACACAACGGAGGTTCACATGTCTAAGAAGCGCGAGTGCCAGACAACCTACGTAGCGATTCACGCTGGGCGGGTCACCTACGTGGTGGACCCGTACGCATCGCAGGTCTACGATGTCAACATCAAAATGTGGATGTGCGAAGCCTGTATTGAGTCGGCAGCGCTGGGAGTGTGATATCTGCTCCTGCGAGCGTCGCTCCGGCGCCGTCCGCACCGGAGCGCTCCGGTGCTCCGGTGACGCTCACCTATCGCTTAACGTGCATCCCCTGAGCGCCTCCCCTACCGCCGGTAGGTGGAGGTGCTCTCGTTTTAGTCGACCTGACGTTGTCAGGGATGCCGTTCGGCATTCTTGCCGATCGAGCGCGTATGTACGATCGCTGTGCTTTCCGCTTCTGCTTCTGCTCTGCTTGCGCTCATGAACGCGTGTACGCGCATGCGCGTGTATACACGCGATATATATTGGTTAACCGCGAGCGGGTGCTCGTGTCCGCGTACGCGTGTGCGTGACGCGTACATGCGCGCGTGCGCGCGCGCGCGCGCGCGTACATGCGCGCGATATTCCCAGTAACCGCGAGCGGGTGCGTGCGTGCGTGCGTGCGTGCGTGCGTGCGTGCGTGCGTGCGTGCGTGCGT